CCGTGTCTTCTAATACATCCAAATCTTTGTATTGATTCTTCTGTTCTAATTCTTTCCTTGTAATGTTCAAGTTCTGGGACATCTTGAATGCACATAGTTCTGAATCTCCGCATAATTTACATTCCTTAGTTGATAAATCATACCCAATACCAAAGCAAGGGTCTCCATTAGTTCCCAGAGTACTTACATCTATGGGAGTAAGGATATCTTGCTTTGATAGATCAGGAAGTTGTTTCTTTTTCTTAGCCATCAATCAATTTTTTTTTGTTTTTAGACATAATGTATATTTCACTCTCTAATAAATCATCTTCATCATCAGTCTTCTTAGGTGGATATTCTATACTGACATATGAAGAACCGATGTTATTAATAAATAGTTTCCTAATTTTCTCCAGTTCTGGGCAGTAATCCTCAGCATAAGTGTCTTGGCATATCTTGACTACCAACCCAGAACTAAAGTGTAAGAAGAAGTGATGAACATATTTGTCCTGTGAAAATCTTGTGCATAGTATATTACTTATCCATGCAAGGTCTCTACAATTGAATACATGTTTAGGGTAAATGGGTTCAGGTCCTTTTAGAAAGTCCCTCACCAGTTTTAATATTTGGCTTAGTGTTTTCATTGTTTATAATATATTTAATGTAATGCCCGTATGCTTATTAGGATGTAATTATTTCCTCCTACGGAGAAAAGTAATTACTCATAGTACTTCTAGTTAACTCTGATTAAGGCTATGGTTAGGATGATTCTTCCAAAGCTTATCTAATAATATTACCTTTAGTTCTTGTCTCTTATAATATTGCTTCCTATGCTTACCATGCCTATTCAAATAATTACCGGGATAGTGAAGGTCATCAAGGTATACTTTCTTTTTAGATTCATCGGTTCTTACCAAACGTCCAAGGAACTGAATAGATTTTTCTTGGCTATCCATACTTGCAGTGTTTAATAAATACCTAAGCTTAGGAAAGTTTTTACCTCGAGCAATGATAGTAGTTGATACCAGGATATCAATCTTACCTTCTCTAAAATCCTTCATTATTTGTTGTCTTAATTTAGTGGGAGTATTAACATGCACATAGGCAATATTATAGGCATCACCCAGTCTATTTTTAAAGAACTCATATAGATTTTCACAATGTGCAATATGCTTGCATACTACAAGTGCAGGAAATCTACCTTGCCTTAAATTCCACCTTAATCTATCCCAAGCCATAGTCCAAGCAGTATTATTATCAGTAATAGAATCATCATATATTTCCTTATAAGATATACAATCTGATTCCCAATTACCATACCAGGGTTTACCAGGTACCATCTTTACGATAGTTTTAGTTGAGTAACCCTTCTTAATAGAATCCTTAAGTTTGAACTCTGCAATTACCTTACCAAAGAAACATTCAAGATTCATATTCTTAACCTTATCCTTAGCAAGCTTACTCATATAAATCGTACCAGATAATCCTATACGAATACGAGTATTAAATAACCGAGTGATTACATTTTGATATTGCTTACTACCTCCTTGGTCAGCCTCATCAATAAGTACCATATCTATCTGAGATAACTCTTTCTGATAGAATCTCATATTCCTTGAAATAGATTGAACCATGCCTATGGTGAAATTACTCCAATTTAAAACTTTACCTTGAACAAATGTGATATTCTCTCCCGGGAGATATTGCTTAAATTCCTCTCTAGCCTGATTTAACCAATCAGAATCATTAGTTATTAACAAAGTCTTTAACTGCTTCTTATAGGATAAATATAAAGACGACATAATAAGAGTTTTACCTGCATTAACCGTGTAATCTAATACTCCTATATGAAAAGGTTTACCTCCAATGGTATTATTAATTACAGCCTTTACTGCTTTCTCTTGTTCTGGTCTTAGTTTATATTTGCCTATCTTCGTAACAACTTTACTGACTTTAGGTAAAGGTTGACGCATATCTACAACTTTAGGTTTAATCCCCATCTCAATACATCTTTCATATATCTTTGGGAGTAAACCTATTTTAAATTGCCCAGTCTTGGTGATGTAGTGAATCTTACCATCCCAATTCTGCATACCTCTTTGCCTTGTACGTAAGTAGAAAGCATTTGGATGTCGAATGGCAAACTCATTATAAAGTTTCTGTGCGAACTTAAGAGGTAAGTCCAATTCGCACATATTACCATTCTGAATAATTATCTTACTCATTTGATAATTACAGTTACTCCCTTAGTGCCCTTATCTACTCCCAAAGCTTCCTTGAGAAGTTTGATATGATGTTCTTCATCTGCAATAAGTTTCTCAAGGAAGTAATTCACATCATCATAATCTGGGCGTTCTTTGTATTGACCGATTGCCTTTTGAATCTTCTTATAGTGACCTATGGTTTCTACCTCTGAATCCCAGGCAATCTTCAAAGCTTGTTCCCAAGTAGGACCTATTTCGATGGTAGGGTTAATATTGATTACAGAGTAATCTTCATAGGGGTCTGCCAACTGTATGAAATCAGATATCTTATCAAGATGCCTCATTTCTACTAGCCCAATACCCAGCATCAATTCCGAAATTTCTTTAAATTGAGATGACTGCTGAGTATACATAATAATTGCACTTAGTTCTGAGAATTTAGCATTCTTCCAAATTACATAGAACATATTAACTATTTCATCAGGCCAAGGTTCGATATCCTTAAAATCGGGATACTCTACTGATTGGTCTGAATACTTGAGGACATCTATAAAAGCATTAGCTGCATCCTCTACTCTGTTTCCTAAAAATTGTAAGCCTTTCATATTACTTTTTAATTTTATCCCAAAGACTCCCCTCTACTGTAGGTTCATCTCCAAGAAGTTGTTTATTTTTATTCTTATATAAATACTTATTGTATCTTTCTACTGCTTTATCGGTATATAACTGAGCAATATCTGGTAAACCATTACACCATGCTAGAGATTCAAACTGAGCATCTATGAAATCCTCATAATCCCAACCTTCTTCCTCTAAGAATGCTGCCACATAAGCAAAGTGTACATACTTCTCTGGTTGATTTTCATAGGATTCATATATACCAGTTGCTTTAGCAATCTTACCTATAAAGTAATCATGTACCTTAGCAGTGAGTTCTAAATCTGCTGACTGGAGTTTAATCTCTGCTTCTGTTTGATTGGTAATGTTTTCTTGCATGGATATCAATCTTTGCATAACATTACGATAATCAGTCATCCTTTTTAATCCAGTCTCTATATACTTGATAAAACCTTCACGGGTATCAAATTTAAAATCTTCACAGAAAGTATTACATACCTCTGCAAGCTTTTTACAATTTGCCCATTCTCGAGAATTACTTTCATTTATTTTCCGAACTCCCCTATGCTTTAATTTTATACGGGTTGCATACAAAATATCAGCAACAAGGGCAGCATCCCCCTTAGATGCTAGTAATATGTTATTAACTCGCTTAGTATTCTTATTATTAGAAACTAAGACTGCTCTATGATTTATTGCCTCTTTCCGAGCAATAACAAAAAAAGCCTCAACTGGGAAGTTATCTACCTCTAGGGTATTTAGTATTTCCTCAAATTGAGACTTGGTTATATGAATACTTGGTTCTCTCATCTTCCTCTTTTATTCTGTTGTTTAAAATCCCTATCTGCTGCTTTTGAAGCAACCAATATAATTAAACCCACAAAACCTAATATCATTATCCCATAGATAACACCATATATTAATAACTTCATTTCTTTCTCCTTTCCTGATACCTTACGTATGAGGTTATGGTAGTTATGATTACAAATAAAATCCATAAACCTACATATATAAAACCTTTCAAGGTATTATTATCTAAAAGATAAATACCTAACATAACAATTCCTATATACCCAAGAATAGCAATGGCTATAGCCATATTTATAATCCATTCTTTAATAAATTGTTTCATAACCTTAATCATAAAACATTAAGTTCTTTAACCAAACCTCTAATATCTCTTCTTCATCTAATTCAATTAGGTCATTATAGAATTCTTGTTCAGAATCGGAAAGTTCATGTTCTTTCCCACTAACTGAAGTTATAATTACATTTCCCATAATTTATATTTTTAAGTTATATAATATAATAGGAACTCCCTATTTCAATGAGTTTCTGATTGATATCAATTCTTGATAACTTTGGTACCTAATAGAGTACACTAACTTTAAGACTTCTTTTCTCCCGAGGTCATTGCAATCTTTTCCTTCTGGTAGAAACACCACCTTGACCTTTTTATAGGCAACAAGTTTGAGCGCCAGATTGATTGCGTATTCTTTTGCATCTGGGTCCAAGAGTATAATATATCTTTCGCATTGGGATTTAAGTAACTCATTGACTTGGTACTGACTAATAGCTTTGCCCATTGTGGCAATGCCTCTATCCCCCATGGTGAGAGCATTAAGTGCTCCTTCGCAAACGAATACCGACCTGTACATCTCCAATGCGTCATGATTAAAGATGATAAACTGTTTTCCAAGACCTGTGATATCTTTGTCGGGGTTATTATACCTGGGACCTTTTCCGATAACGTTTCGAGCATTGTAATATTTAAGCTGCCCGTGATAGTAGAAGGGTATAATAAGGTACCCGTAAGTTTCCCCCATTGTACCATAGCCGATACCGTATCTTGAAAACTGTTCGATACTGAAACCGCGTTTCTTAACATATCCCCTAATGCTTTTTGCAAGTTGGCTGTTTCCAATCGAAATATTTCTAAATCCATCAGGGAGATACAGGGGCTTACTTTCGGCAAGTTCAAGTTTCTCTTCCTTAAATTGAAGTTCATCAAATTGTCCATTGTTCAAAAAGTTTATTAATTCATGATACTCTGTGAATCCCTCTATATCCATTATTAATTGGGTAGGAGAAGGATGGGCATTACATCGAAAACAATTGGTTCGATACATAGATAGGTTAACACCTAACTTATGTTCCCTCCCGCAATATGGGCAAGTAGGTATTCTCATCCAGCCATGCCTATAATCATACCCACCTAATCTTTTAACGAAATAGGTTCGTAGTCTAGATTTAAACTGGTTAGTTATTTTCATATTCTCGTATTGCTTTCCTAACTACTTTCCTTAATTTCTTTAAATCCTCTAAATCTAAATTACCGATAGAGGTTGTTTGATAACCGTTATGAGATATCTCTAAAGATAACCCATCCTCATATTTATCTTTTGTGATAGCTACCCTTTTTGTTTTCATATTTATTCTTTCGTTTCTTACCACACCTTTCACAATAAATCCTCGAACAATATTTGGTATAATACTGGGCCTTCTTTCTACCACCTTTCTTTGAGAAGATGGCTTTTCTGGGTTTCACCCTATACTCATACCAAAACTCATGTACCCACTTATGTATACCTAACTTACATTTAGATATCTCCAGTAGTTCTTTCCCTTTTCTTAGAATCTGCATCAGGATTGCTGCCATTCTTCTTAAACGATTCATCCAACTTTTTCCCATATACTTCATCATATTGTTTACGTTGTTCCTTTGTAAATTCAGTACATCTTTGCCTTTCAACATCGCATTTGAATAATGCCCTACCAGAAGAAAGACCATCCCTTTGTACTACCATCTCAACTCGAAGGATATTATCTTTCTCTTCTTGATCTGTAGAGTTAAGACCTACAATAACCTGGGCATTACGAACGATTGCAATTGAACCAGAGATATCATTTTCATCGTATCTAGTAGTCCTATGCTTTTTACCATCACGAGTAATATGATGAGCAGTCCATACAATATCTAAGTGTAACTCTTCTGCCAGGTTCTGTAAGTCGATGTATACATTTGATATCCTTTCAAAGTCTTCTCGGTCTCCAGCTATTGATGCAAGCTTACCTGCATAATCGACCATCAGTACCTTAATATCAATTCCTTGATTACGCAGTTGAATTATCTTTTCTCTTATATAAGTGGCATTAGTAATCATGGCAGGTACTCTTTCAACCACTAATTCCACTCCAAACCTGGCAAGTTTCCTTAAATGTTTTGCCTCAAGTTTATCATACTCACCAGAGTATAATTCCTTCTTGGTTTTATTAATACTGGATTGAATGAAACGGTCCATGATTTGTTCTTGACCATTCTCAGTATCAATATATAATACTGATTTCTTCATCCTCAAGTAACCTCTTGCAAGGTTTACCATGAAGAATGTTTTCTTTGCTTTGGGTTTATCCAGTATCACATTGATTGAATGTTCAGGGTAACCTCCTGCATTTGTTAAGTCATTCAATTGCCTAAATGGGCAAGGTAATACTGATGGTTCTGATTGCCTCTTAAATTGTCTTTCAACAATATCTCGAATCATGTACAAAGGTTCATCCTCTTTCTTAGGTTTACTTTTCTGAAGTACCTTTTCTACCTTCCTTGAATATTCTTCGTATTGTTCAAAGTTATCCAAATCGAAAGAATCATTTAAGTTCTTCATCTCAACATAAGTAGAGAACTGATATATTTTCTCTTTTATATAATCAGCATCGGATAAAGGTATGTGATAGAGATTGCTGATTACCTTATTGATATTTGGGATATCTTCCTTAGTTACCAAATCCACGTATGCCTTGGATTCTAGCAATTCTTTTAATACCTCCTTTAGAATATTCTCAGAAGGCATCTTGCCTTGCTTTTTAAAGTATTTAGTGATACCCTCAAATATTAGGGAATGCTCAATTAAAACCAGGTAATTAGATTTAAGCCTTTTTAAAACTAAGCCTCCCTCTTTATCCCTTAGGATAAACCGAAGTATCTCCAATTGGAAATCCGGTGTGAAACTAAATTTAATTTTCTCTTTAAACTTCTTCATATCTATATTGCAATATTTATAAACTAATAGATTTTGATAGTACCGAGATAGTTCTGAAGGTGTTGACAACTATCTAGAAACTCCATAATCCACTACCTTAAGCTCAAGTATTTTTAATATTATTATTTTATATAAGAAAAAAGACTTATATTTGCATAACGAATATTTATAACAATGGGAAAAAGTAAAGGAAATAATGGCTCTGAGCTTCACAGATTAAAACCTATGAGGGATTATGATGAAGCTACATTTAACAGACTTTATAAAGTCTGTAAGCCGGTAATCAAGAATCTTACCCGTCAGATTGATTATAAACGGTTTAATCTTACACCGGATATCATTCAATCATATTTCTGGGATAAGATGTTATTTGTTTTCAACAAATACTATGGTGAGTGTACTGAAGAACATCTTAAAGCAAGAATCCTTGCATCTCTTAGTACATTCAAGAATAAATTACTTCGTTCTGCCTATGGAGAACAAGCCGAGTATAATCAAAGTCTTTTTAAGCTTGATGATTTATTTGATAATGATAAGGAATTAGAGGATGATAGTGAAGAAGAAAAGGCTAAATCAGAAATGATTGATATGATGTATAAGTATATGAAGGCTAACCTTTCTTCTGATGCTTATTTACTTTTCGAAGTATTAATCACTCCTCCACCTTTCATTAAAGAGAAACTTGGGAATAGCACTCGAATTACTAATATAATGCTAATAGAATTTTTCGAAATGCCTAAGACTAATGATTCCATGAGATATATCTCAGAACTCAGACAAGATATACAATATTGGGAAGATAGAGCTAAGGAAGAACTCAAATATTAAACACAAAAGAAAAGGGGCGTTTCCCAACGTCCCTTCCCTTAAAGTAATTATGCAAAACTTAGATTTGTTTACATACTAACAATACAACTAATACATGAGTGTTTACGATTATGATGATATCTTTTGGATATATCTTAAAGTAATAGTCGGTGGTAATTTTTCGATATTCAAAGTATCTACCGAAGTCTCTTGTAAGAAAGACTCCCCTATTAAGTTCCAACTTACTACAATAGCACCATCTTGAATACCTTTGGTAGGAGTTCCTCTACCGAAGTCACCATTTAAACCAGTCTCCCTATTAAAGAAAGACTGAGGTCTAACGTTTTCCCAGTTATTGGCATTATCTTGTTTACCTTTAGATACACCAAGAGCATGCCTGTGTTTAGGTAGGTCATCCCCTTTAAGTGATATAATAAAATTACCTTGAGTAGGTGTATAGTAATCACCAACATTTTGTAACATTACATCATTACCAATTTGAATACCTCCAGCTTGATATCCGATAACTATTCTGCCTGCTGCTTTGGTATATTCTGCCCAACCATCGGGGATTACATCGGTTTCCCATAGAATTATGGAACCAATAGGAAGATTAGCAGTACTCAACTGGTCAGCAAATTCTTTTCGAATTGCCTCAATCTGATTATCGATATACTGCTTAATATTAAATTTGTTCCCGGATTCATCTACTACCGGGAATCCCTTATTAATATCTTCTACCCTTTTTACCGATTCCTTTACCATACTATGAGCGGCAGTAGTGTATGGAATTTCTTGAAACTTGCCTTGGTAAGGTACGATAGCAAAGTTCTCATTTCGTTTGGTCATTGCATCAGTACCCTTACCATATACCCCAATAAGAACAACTGAATTTTTATTATTAGAGTAATAAGGGCAAGCACTCTCTGCCATCTCTAGAAGATTGCTAAACGTCATATCATAATCGGAATATACATCATTATTAAGTATATCCGGAATACGATTATCCTCAGCAATAGGGTAGTAAATATCCTGAGACTTTTTGAATAAGGTATAAAAGCTTTCGGATGATTCATTCCAGTATGCCACAAAATCAACTGGGTTATCTACAGGCTCCGGTATAGGAGTATGTACTGCAAATAATAATACCTCTTCGGTTGAGCCTTGAGTACCTTGAATGTTTTCGATTGTAAGGGTTTGCTCATCAGAAATGAATACATATCCATCCCTTGAAATACATCCGAAGTTCACATCAGGTAATTCCCCATCCTCGGAATCTTTTGCCATGTACCTTGCAAGGATTCTATCCTTAATCACATTAGCATATTTACTTCCAGAAACTCCATGAGGAGATACCGTTAATTTATTACCATTTATGGTAGCTGAGCCAAATCCACAGAATGGTCCTAAACCAGAAGGAGCAGCAATTGCTTCTGCTGCTTCCTTCGATTTAATAATACCTTCATACTTAAAGTACGTCTTCATTATCCTTAGTATTTTTAAAGTTATTTTTCTGTTCTGCCATCTCTTTAAATGCTTCACCTAAATCATTGAACTTAAAGGTTAATAGCTTAAAGAGGATTTTCCATATACTGTACCGTTTTTTAATACCATGTATTTCGCAGATATGCCCATATATACTATCTACTTCGAAACAATAGCATAATACCATAATGGTTATAGATACAACTATAGGATTCATCCCGTAAGGTTCTCCTATAGCTTTACCAAGTACAGCCCCAAGTAAAACATAACAAATATAATCTACTATCTTATTTAGAGTTCTTCTTCCAGCTCGGGATTTTCGAATCTCTATATTCTGATGCCTACTTGCGGATAACCCAAACCATAAATCGGATAGGATTAAGATTATTGCAAGTATTATCATCCACCTCAAATCATATAAGATTTGTGTACACTCTCCCAATATCCCCACGGTAAATGTCTTAAATAAAGACTGAGTCGTGGTCTCTGTGATTCTATCAATGGTATTTATCATTGTTCTACTATTTGCCAAGATTGATTACTGTATGTTGTGATTGTAAAGGTTTTCTCGGATAGGTCATCATGTTCCCATTCCAATACCTGAGGACTGACACTTAAAAGGTCTGCATCTACTACCGTAAATTTAGTTCTCTTTGAAGTATCTGCTACGGATTCGAAAATATATTCTCCAGCAGTAGCCGTTATAAATTCGTATCCAGCACCTCCTGCATCATAAGTATTTACTTTACCAACTTCCCTAACTCTACTATCGAAATCTGGTTTGTTAGAGGTACACTTAATTAAAGTGGAAACCTGCTTAACAGTACCTTTTAATTCGGCATACTCAGGAGTACAGGAAATTTCGATAACAGTTGGATAATCTTCGAGTATTACTTGACACCTTAAAGAAGAACCATCATCGGCAGTAAAAGTATAAGTACCAGCCTTAGTTAAAATAATCTCTGATTCAAGGTTATACGTTTCGCCTGTTTCATCACAAGTTGCAGTACCACTTACATTAACCCCATTCTTCATTTCTTCAAGATGGAACTTACAAGCAGAAGCCTCATCCAACAATTGGTATATGGCATAAGTGTCATCAATCTGGTCTTCTGGTAGTGACCAATTTGGTTCCTTCCATTTTGAATCAGTAGCATCCGAAGGGACGATTTTAAGTTTATTCTGATATACAGTTGGTGAGTTATTAACAACCCAAGCTGTCTTAGCAGTAGGATAAGCTACTGATTGGAAAGTATATGTTCCTGCTCGATTAGTAGTATATACATACCCACTTGCTGCATTAAATGTTTCCCCAGTCTCTACTACCCTTACCCTATAATCATCACCATTACCCGAGATACGTTGGATGTTTACCGTAGTTTTAGCTGAGCCATTGAATAGAGTAGAAGTTGGTGGGTTAATACTTATTCGATATATTGCAGTTTTACCAGTGGTTACTTCGAAGATACCTACCCCTTCATCTGTTTCCCTTTTATCCAGTGTACATTTGAATTTGTAAGTACCGTAACTACTAGCAGTAAACTTATCCCCATTCTTAAACAACTTGGTATCACCTATTAGCCTACAGTATAAATCACCAGTAAATGATTCTGGATAATTCGATTCTATAGTTAGAGTAGTAACTGCATCCCTAATACTCTGTTTATCACCTACTCTAAATTCAGAAGGTGTACATCTTACCTTATAAGTAATCTCTTCTCGAGTTACTACAAAAGAAGTTTGTTTTACAGGAAACTCTACTATCTCAAAAATATAAGTACCTGGCTCTGTAAATTCCCAAGTTGAGCCTGAGCCTTTTACTTGGTCAGTACCAGATAACCTTACATTACAAATCTTAACGGTACCTTTATAAGATACATTAGCCCTTACTACAGTACTAACTTTTAACTTACTGGGAGTTATCTTTTCAGAGATTGGTTCACAAGTAATAGAGTATACCCTATTATAGGATTCCTGATTTACCGTGATTTGGGTCACCTTAGAATTATCACCTACACTTCTGAAGTAATATGTACCAGCTCTTGGTATATAAAATACGGAACCACTTGCATGTTTAGTATATCCCCAATTAACACCATCACTTGATATTTGATATCTCAAATCGGCATTTATCCAATCCGCAGTTACTGTTACCCTTACTGGTACCTCGTATACTTCTGAAGTAATAAGGTTAGGTTGTTCTGGGTTTACTAACTCTGCCTTAATAGTATACCCATCGTTTATGGTAAACCCATATTGTATAATAAATGATACATGGTAGGGTATGAATCTTTTAAAGAAACTTTCTACTGCTTCTCTAAATCTTTTAAAGCTTTCAGAATTAGAAGTATACCCATGACCGGTAAGTCTAAAAGTTACGGGTATACATTGAGAACAATCAAAAGTATTATCATAGGTATACTTATCATCGTACTGATAGTACTGGTCAAACCTCGGGTTGCTCTTTACCCAACCATCATAAGAGTCTGCCTTAGCTGGGTCAGTTACTGTACAGGTTAACCCATATAACCTCATCATAATTTCGAAGAACTCGGAAGTCCCTCGAATTTTGAAAAGTGATACTGAGTATTTCAGTATGTTTCTTACTTGAGTACTTGTTAAAGTGAATGGGCCTTCCTTTGGAATTATCCAAAGCTTTGATAGCTCTTGAAGTTTACTATCAGAATAAAACCCATTAAAGTACTCTGACCATTTTTGAGCATCTATAGTGTTCCCATAAGCAAAGGGCATTTCTCCGAGAAATTGCCAAAGGAAGTTAAGGTACATATCTGGGGTTTTATCTATATCGATAATATCCAGAATATTCTCAATGTCCTTAGTAATATAATCTTCAAAATGCTCTCCGCAAATTTCTAGAAACCTTTCTAAGATGCCTTTACCATTTACCTTATAAGTATCTTGGTCCTTATATTCGAATGGTAAAAAATCGATTAGATTTTTTAGGTTTATCATTATACTATCTCTTTTACGGTTAGTGTTAGTTGTGAAGCATTTTCGAATACGGGTAAGTTAAACCCTGGGTCTTCATAATCGTGATTAGGTTCTGATACCGTAATAGAATACCTATACCCAGATTGATAGCTGTTATTCTGAATGTCCAAAGAGAAATCAAAACCATTAGCTTTATCAATTATCTGGATAGAATTACCTACTGCCCCGGTAGTTACATAACCGTTAGATACCGAACGTACAGTAAATGTAGTTGAAGAATTAAAGGTTATGTAATAGGTCATTGACCCAGTAGCTTTGTTTAATTTAAACTGACCCAAGCTTAATTCTTTGTTACCGTAAATAGTGATAGGCCAAGGTTTAATGTAGAACTTAGTAAGATGTAGGTAGTCTACCGTAGAAAGGTTATCTATCAAAGCATAGATATCAGATATTCTTACATCACCACCTATCTGGGCTTGTTCCGGAGAATAGGCATTATATAATGCGGTAAGTATCTGAGTTTGTATCTCTGCAGTTTTATAAGATTTCTTACCAGTAACATCCATTTCTAGGATTATCTGAACCTTGCCTGCAGACTTAACCTTAAGCCAGGTAGTCATGGGAGCTCTTTGAGATAATAGGTTGTATACTCTGTTTATTAATTCTGAAGATGCAACTGCTCCACCATCTGGGCTAATATATACGGTAAGCTTTCTACCACATTCATAATCTGCCTTAGCTTTGTTTACCCCATCTACTAACATGGCCAAACTTTCGAAGTCCTCTTTGGTAATTGCTACTCCCAAGGTTTTTACACTCAAAGGTATATGTTCCTTGAGCATTGTAAAGTTTTCGTAGTTTGAACCTCCTGCAGCATCATAAGCATTACTTACTGTAGCATCGGTAATTGATGAAGATATTACTGAGGGTATAGAAGTAATGGTATTACTCTTTACATTTCCCTGAGAACCGTTGGTTAAGTAGAATACTACATTAGTTATCTTTGCACCAGCAGCAGGCTTCTTACCAAAAGTACCATCTCCAAACATTATATAAGGGTTGAGAGCTTCATCTACTGATACAATGAAATGTTTATCTGTAGGTTTGGATTTTGCAAAAGTATCTACCAATACCCAAGATTCTCCACCTATCTGTAAAGACATAGAACCTTGTTCATAGTATTTACCGTTTGGTAATGTACCAAGATTAAGTATCACTCTATCTCCACTGGGTATTACCATATTATTAAGAGCACTCGAAGTATATTTCTCATGCTGTATAAGAGGTACTTTACAAGTAGTTACATTTGAATACCAAGTTACATCTCTAGCAGATAACCAAGAATTACCATTAGAGTCTGTAAATACAGTACCCTGAGGTATAGTTAATTTGGCTCCGATAGAATTACCAGTAATACTTCTAGATAAGATTATATCTACTGTAGCAGCAATTGCTGCTCGAGCATGGTAATCTACCAATGCCCCATGTTTAACTACCGAATCATACCTCCTTGCAGTAGATAGGAAAGTTTCCCTTGCCATGTTATCCACATAGTAATGAAGTACTTCAGCAATTGCCGCAAACAATGAGAGGATAATAATTAAGATATTCCCCTCCGAATAATCCGTTATGAGTTTCTGACCTTGAGAGTCTTTTAACCCCATAAGGGATTCTACCAGTTTAGCCTTAATCTGTTGATATGACCTCTGGTATGGGTTAAGCCATTTATTAGTGATTCCCATATTATTGTGTATTTAATGAATTATCCGAACTATCATAGGTGATATCAAGGTACTGACTAGAATTTGTTCCATTTACTACATAAGCTACTTCTATATGTATTTTTGCATCAACTCTAGTAACTGTGATACTTTGGAAGGTTATTCTTTGTTCCCAAGCACCTATGGCTTGTTTTAAAAACTCTTTAATTATAAAACTCAGGGCTTGTGAGTTTGGTTCCTCAATACATTGCCATAGTTTACTACCAAAGTTTTCTTGTCGAAATCTCTGACCTATCATATAGTAAAGTATGGAACTTATATTATTTCGGATAAGTTTAAAATCCCCATTAACTGGGTACCAACCCCTTTCACCCTTTTCATTCTGAGTAAGCTGAATAGGATATGTTACACCTATACCAACTAGATCTGTAAAATAATTCTTTTCCATTAGTGTATGCAAGATTTATCCTCATAATCGTCTATAACGAATTGTGAGAAAGGTTTAGTTACTTGAGTTACAGTTGGACCAGAAGAACCAGGCCCAGTAGTTACACCGGAGTGTACATGAGAATTAAACATATTGCGAAGTTGTTCTAACTCTTTAACAGTTTGATTTAGTTTCTCGGTTAACTGTTCAATGTTAATGATTCCCCTATTCTCCCCAGTATTAAGTACTACTGAATCACCAGAATTTATACCTATACTTTTCTTAGAGGCTATCACTACATCGCTTTCTGAATATAAAGATACAGAACCATTAAAATATAAATTCAAGGTTCCTTCATCATCATCAATTACAATTAAGTTACCCTCGGGTGTAACTAAACCCATCTTATTCGGACCATTAAGTGGTTGAGGTATTTGTTGTAATCCCCAACCATGGTATTCCCATAAAGGCTTTGTTGGGTCACCAAATTCAAAAGTAATAAATACTATGTCTCCAACCTTCGGGGCTAAATATTTAAAACCACTACTTATAGAACCATGTTGACCTTTAGGGATAGCCCAAGTAAAAGTACCACCCATTACTTCTGGAATACATACCTTTACTCTATTCATATTCTTCTCGGTATCATTGTTATCTACAACTATACCTCGATAGACTGAATAATATCTACCGAGACCTTCTAAGCCTTCCTCGGTAATAATCTGTGCAGTTTCGTATCCCATAATTATTTTATTTTATTCTTTTTCAAATATTCTCTGTAATTCCTCATGGCTACCGCCATATAATCAAACTTAACCCAGTAATCATCAGGAACTTGTACATCCTTGATAGTTATCTTTCCTGGTATATACTTACCAGTAGAGGTAGTAAGATTACCTTCAGTAATTACTATCCCTTCTGCTTTTTCGATTGGGTCTTTAGCAAGTACTTCGGTATAGTAAGCCCTCTTACGAAGAAATTCCTCTACTCCCTTTCTGTCTTTAACTTCCCCATTTTTATCTAAGAAAGTTTCCACGAAGTATACTACTTCATTGTAAGTGAAGTCAAGTATTAATTCGTTTACATTGCTAAGGGATTTCTTATCTTTACCCTTACTTGTTTTACTGTTAGACTTAGCATCATTTGCTACTATATCCTGAGTAGATAGACCGGATTGAGAAGTAACAGAACCTGACTTACTTAAATTCTTTACTAATTCCAAATTGGTTATATAGCCTTGACCAGCATCCATAGAGTGAGTACATTGTTTGATATACCAAGGCCCTGACCAACGTTTACCTACATTCTCAATATTAATTATTTGAGATGAGGCAAGAGAAGGTCTACCTATTACCTGCATTTGACATACTAACCTTTTCTCGGTATGTTTTAACCCACCATTGGCATTGGCATTAGCAGCCCAAGCATACTTATCTGCTCCACCATATCTACTAAATAGGTTGTGATAAAGCTTATAGATAGGTACATCCATGTTGGCTTTTTTCCAATGTTGTACTTTAACACTGATACTATAAATACCCAAGCTTTGATTTAAGGGATTCTTATACTTTATCACGGGAGTATCATCTATCACAATGGTATAAGGCCCATCCTTCAAAGCTTGAATACCTCGATTTACACTGGCCATATCCTCTGAGCCCCAAGCAGTAGCCCCACCCTTATTAGCATGTTGTGGGTCATAGTCTCTTGGGTCTACATCCTCTATAGTCATGTACATCATTTGGTCATCCCCTTCGAATAAGTACCGTTCATTTTTTAGTATCTTATAAAGATTGGCTTCTAACTCTTTACCAGTTTTTGAATTACGTAGAGCTTGTTGAACAGCAGCTCTACGGTCACTCGGTAAATTAGATATGGCCTGGTTGATATTTGTTTTCAATTCACTTAGTTCAAGGTCATCAAGGTGTTTTTGTTTACCCGCTCTATAAGCTTCTGCAGGATTGGTAGCTTTGTATTCGGCTACATCGCTATTCCACTTATGATTCATTCCCTTCTCGGCTGCTACGGCAGCTTTAAAGTTCATATCATTTGCAAGGGCATTTTCTATTTGAATACTTTTAACTTTCCAAATATCATCCGGGTTATTCTCAGCACCATATTTACCTACTGAAGTATTCCAATTTTTGTAATATACCCCATTAGCTTCATTGGGCATTACCTGAGGTAAATTATTCTCATCTGGTTCTTTTATACCAGTAGTGAATACATTTAAATCTTTACTCTCGGGATTGATTACTGGGGCCAATGTAGCTTTAACTTTTTTAGTTATATTCTGCATGGTAAAAGATACACTAAGTACTTCACCATTCTCTCCCTGATAAGTATAGGTATGGACTGGTTCCTCATTAAACTTTCGATTATGTATATAGATAACCTCATCTCTAGAATCTACATACCATGGGCCATTAGTATAACCCTTCATTTTCTGTTCAAGCTGAACCAATATATTCTTACCTACTAATCCAAAGTCACTATCTATTAGAGCTTTTAAATCTTCTGGCATAGCCACACTAGCTACTCCACTGTACCTATTCGCATAAAGTACTTTACCAGTAGTAGTTCTGGTATTCTCAGTAGGTACTTGTAGTGACTCATATACTTTATTACTTATAATCTGTTGTCCCATTATTGAAATATTTCTATGATTACACCTACAGAATTATCACAGCCATTGTCTAAGAAGGTAGATAATTTATATCCCTCCATCTCAGAAAAATTATAAGATGGTTGATACCTTAAATCCCCCGTAGAATCAATACACTTTATAGTTACATGAGTACCAGTAGAATCAAACTTAGCATCAAAATCTCTTACTTTGATTACTTTGATTGGCCCAGAAATAAATGAACCATCTGGATATATGTAACCCCACTGAAGACAGATGTTCTGACCTTCTTGTAAAGCCTCTATATCTACGGTATCTGGATTACCAGTATCAAAAGTAATGGTTGCTAAATTCTCTTTCTCTTCATCATATCTATAACTCCAGGTACTTATATACGCTCCAAGAGGAATGCCCGTAAGAGGATTCTTAATAGGCATTCCTTTAAAATCGAAAAGGGCCAAATAGGGTTGACCCATTCCGTTATATAATATGGGTTTTTGTTTAGCTGGCATATACTGGGATTTTTATAAGGGTTCCACTTTCTAATTCCTTAAATGGATTTAGTATACCGTTAGCCTCAGCTATAAGATACCACTTACCGGAATCACCATAATACCTATAAGCAATATTCTGTAGAGTCTCCCCATCCTTTACCGTATGTTGTATATCATCGGATGATGAAGGTACCGAGGTTTGAACAGCCTCTAAAGAATAATCACCATCACCGTAGTTTAAAACATAGGCTTGATTATAGGGACTCGCACCTACTAAATACTGAGTTGTATCAATCATATTTAATGCCCTCCGTCTTTTTAAGTGAATCAGAATTTATAAAGTCTCCATAGGATAAGTTATATGCACTTACTCTCTTGAAAATTAATTCTTGAGTAGCAGCTGCAGGTAATAACTTACCATTACCAAATGTAGCAGGTTTACCAGGAATCCTTATCCTGTAACCGTTCTGGAAATTCTTCAGAGTATAGGTTGCAGAAGTAAGAATGTAGTAATGGTTCTCGAATAAACCAGATTCCCCCCATTCGATTTGAATAATCGGTGGAGCAGTCTGATAACCGTTTGCCTTAGTCCATGCCTCTAGTAATCTACATTTATTTACTACCTCTTCGGGATTCTCGGGGTCATTGCAGTACCAAGATACATTAAATTGAATAATATCTTCGGCACCAGTAAAGTGATACATGGGTGTATTACGTCCCATGGATTTAATTGTTGCCCATGTAGTTTCTCCTCTGAAATCCAATTCTGGAGGTCTGTTCTGTAAAGTAATATATTGAGTTGGATTAGCAGACATATTATATATCCGTACTTCATTCTGATATCTAATATCGGCCTTTACCTCGAAGTTTCGATAATTGGTAGTATTCTTATTGCCCTTTGCTGGGTCTATATCTTCTCCCTCTTCCATCCTTGGGAATTGCAATTCCATTCTCCATTTAGCCTGGAGTTGTTTATTTAAGATTGGGTTCTTAGATGATATCTGAGATTCTCCTAAAACACCATTAGGGTCATAGGCTTTACCTTTTAAAGCATCATCTTTGGGAAGAGTAGAGATAGCTCGGTTTAATAATATTCGAGCTCTCCATAATTTATTTAATGGGCCAGTAAGAACACCAGATGTATCTCGTGTAAGGTCATTGTACTTTTCAACAACCTTACCTGTTGCTTTATTTAATACTCTAGCCATAATATTTTAGTTTATAATCCTAATACTACTCCAGTATAATCCTGTTGACTACCAAGGGTATAATCTCCAGCAGATTGACCATCTATTGTGATACCAATCTTACCATCCCTTAAACCATCCCTAATGGCAGCTCTCATGGCATTAAGGAATCTTTCCTCATTCTGAGCCCTCATAGTTAATGGGTCATTTTCTTTATTATTTTGAGCATCAGTATTCCTATCTACGGAATTGCTAAGATAACTAATACCCTCAATTAATAAGGGGAGAAGTACGGTAATACCAATCCCAATAGGTCCACCTAAGAATCCCAAAAGTCTACCACCAATTGAAGCTAGCCCTTTTGCAGTTCCTTGTCTAATTATCTGACCTCCGGTGTTTGCCATACCTTGACCTACTGCTCCACCAATTAAACTAGCCCCCATGGTAGTAGCTAATGGTACTCCAGGATTAGGGGTTTTAACAAATCTACCAGTTTTTGAATTATAGAATCTACCCTTACTATTCATACCAATACCACCCATCATCATCTGCAATTGTACCATGGTTCTCATAAGGTTAACCATACTTACCATGTGTGCTTCCATGATGGCAAATTGGGTATTAGTTTTTATGGCTGCTGCTGACATGCCATTAGATTCTCTGGTAGTTAAAGTTTGAAGATAAGAGGTCATTTGCATTATACCTCTTAAGGTTTTAAAACCTGCCACTATAGTACCCACTACTACACCAGTTGCTATAACTCTAAGGGCAAAGCCTCCTGCCCAAGTTTCTGATACTGAGTTAATTATATTAACTAATCTGGTACCAAATTGAAGTACTGGTGTAAATACTCTACCAAGTGCTGCACCTGCAGTAACTGTTAAGTTCTCTAGACCGGATTGCCATTGGTCAATTACACCAGCATCGGTTTTAAGTCTTTCTTCATTGAGTCTATTTACTGCACCCATATTCTGATTATAGGTTGCAAGTATCTTACCCATCTTATCTCTACCAGAAGCAATATCCCTAAGTACTGGGAGCATACCTCTATTACCACGAACTCCAAATATATTGAAGAATGTTGGGGTTTCAATTCGTGAAGGCAAATCTACTGCAGCCTTAGCAAACTTCTGATAGATAGTGTAAAGGTCTATAAGGTTACCTTTAGCATCGAAGAATTCATCAGGACTTAAGCCTAAGTCTGCTAAAGCGTTATAGCCTTTCTTTTTTTGGTTAACAAGGGATAGTTGTAAATAACGTATCATATTAGCCAATGAAGTACCTGCCATAGAACCCTGTATACCCATATCACCTAATACACCAATAGCAGCAGCCGTTTGCCGAAGGTCTACTCCAGCAGTTGCCATATCTGCTCCTGCATAGGATATGGACTGGGCTAAGTCTGTTAAAGATATATTTGCATTAGTAACAGCAGTATATAAATCATCGGTTACTCTAGCGGCTTCGGTCATTGGGATTTGGTACATTGACATGATATTAGTCATCAAGTCAGCTACACCACCTTTCTGTCCCACTGGCATAGTAAAGATTGAAGCCAGCTTAGAGGCTGGCCCAATCATTTCTTTAATGGCATCGAATTTATTACCGGCCATAGCCAAGTATCTTTGTCCTGATGCAACATCTGAAGCAGTAAGAGGTGTTATCTCATTGACATCTTTTGCCAATTGTAACATTTCTCTTTGTTCTGCAATGGTAGCACCAGCAATCTTCGAAGCAGTCCAAACTTCATTCTGAACACCCGCAGAGTATTTATAGGCCCTTGCCATTCCCCCCACAAGTTGCATCCCGAAGTCCATTGTATTGGAAGCTGACATCTGAATACCTCTATTCCAGGTAGTCATGTCATTCATCATAGTTCTAAATGACCCAGATATCTTACCGGCTTCCTGAGAGAATCGGTCTCTTAAAACCATGGCAACACCGACCTCTATTACACTCCTACTGGTATTTATCATCTTGTTTTCTTCTTTAATTGTTTATAATATTGCTCGGCCATATCCTTGAATATTTTCCTTATCCTATACGGAAGACGTAAAAAGCCGAAATAATCTAAGGTTATCTCGGCTCTGGTAATATAAACAAAATCACCCTCTAAAGTTACTCTTCCGTCAGGTAGAAAAAATTAGGTGCCCATACTACAGGATAAGTTCTTTCCTCTCCAGTTACTGGATTAGTAATATGGGAATCACCTTTGAATACTGGGTCGATAGATAATATATGCTTTCTCATCTCAGCCATATCCTTTGCACTAAAAGGCATAAAGCTTTCTACCTTCTCCCATTTCCCATCTACTTCCAAATGCAAATTACGGCAAAGAAGAGGGGCATTCTTAGTTTGCTTTTCCATAGGTAGTTTCATGAAAGCCTGTTCTCCCTTACCGGTCATGCAATCGAATTTGATATGCTTACCTGAAGTCAAGGTATATTCGTGGTCTACCAATTTAACACCCTCTGGGTAGAAAGGTATAGCATCAGGTTTTTCACTAAGTTCCTGTTCTGTGGGTACTGTACCATAATCGAAAAGGAATTCATGAAGATCTTGGCCATAAGTAACCTTACCACCATTTTCATTACCCCAATCATATTCAAATTCTACTTCATCACCCAGTGAGAAAATACGGGAATTGAATATGATTGCATAACGGTCATTTACTGGTAGGTTAAGGGCATCCTCTACGGTTAATCTACCAGTGAGAGTAGCATTGGTTCTGATTACTATTGCTGCAATGAACTTGGTAAGGTTCATCAAAGTCTTCATATCTGACATGTTGCTGAGAATATCCTCATCAGCTCCATTCTGTTCTCTGATTTCATAAAGATAACCAGAGGGCCCGGTAAATTCAAATGTTCTAAATTCCATAATTTTAATATTTTAATGTTTACAAATGTTCATAGTATTCCCTATAACAACAAGAAAGGGGTGAGACATCCTATCTCAGGAATCCCACCCCTCCACCGAATCTTAGTGAAAATAGACTAAGGAATTAATATTTGTCTGCAGTACCTACTGAGAATTCGATAGACTCAATGGTGTTCTCTGAAGCCATTCTGTCCAAGTCAAGGCCAGTTATCTTACATGGCCAAACCTCTTCATAGATATGAGTATTAAGAACTGATACCCCATCTTCAGCAAGTTCATTTACAATGGCAGTTTCCCAGTATTGGCTTGGTACCAATCCCCCACCAGCAATCATATCCTGGCAAGAATAAAGCCAATCATGAAGCCATGTATCTGAACCTGCAGTAGTCATAAGTTTTTCTACGATTAGGTTACCTACTGTAACCCTACCTGCAGTTTTAACATCTCTATTAACGTCCCCATGAGCTACCTGGTCAATCTCTACATCTGGCAAAGTACAAGTTTGAAAGAGGTAGGTATTGATAGGGTGCTTAGGAAACATAATGCTCCACAAGAATTTTTTCCGTGGGTTTTTTACTTTTGCTCCCATCGTTATAATGTTTATAGGTTATTACTTGTTTCTACAATTGATACCGACTTAGAGGCAGCATCAATTACAATCTCCATAGTTACCTCTTGCATAGGAACTACGTCCTTATACTTAAGGATAGCCAGATATTTACCTTGACGAGCATCTGCTTCGTTATTTACAGAAAGGTCATCCCAAGAAGTTGCATCTTGGTCACCCATCCAGGTATATTCTGTCATGGCATCTTCATCTACCAATGAATCCAAGGTAGGTTTAACTTCCAACCAGATTCTCTTCCAAGTGCCCCAAACGTTTGGTTCTTCCAAATATTTGTTAAGTACTGGACGAAGGAATTTCTTCAGATACAAATTCAACCTTACAATTGAAAGGAATCTTTCTGAATCCTGTTTTACCTGGGATGAGAAGCAATGCCAGAGCATGGTTTGTTTACCGGCATCTGGAGTATCTTTGATTACCATCTCATTGATATAATTCTGAGCAAGTGTATTCAGTTCATTATATCGAGAAGGAGAACCATAGTTCGGGCATACTGGTCCAACAGCATCTCCAATTACTCCACGATTCATACCAGCAAATGATTTCCAAGGTCCATACTGAGTAGCAGAAGCATCTCCCAAACCAGTAATAGTACCCACTACATCGGAATCTTGAAGATTACCGTTTTCATTGTAGTACTTAAGTCCACCACCGAAATAAGCAATGTACTTAGAATTACCTACTGTACCAAGGCAAGTCTGTACCCAAGTTACCTGAGCTTTATAATCTCTAGCTTGAGTACCCTGAGTATAATGGGTAAGATGTTTTGGAACCTCAATATAGAGTACCCATTCCATCAATTCTTTTGCCATATCTCCAGCAGCCTTGTATACCTTAAGTACATCGGCATCAGCCGTAAGGTGTTGAGAAATATGAGAAATAAATAATTGGTAGAAATCGGTGTAGTCTTTTACCAAGTCCAATGAAGCAATCCACTCGTCGGCAGTTGGAGTAGAACCAGCACTACCTACAGTACCTGTAAACATTTTCTCGGTATCAGTAGGAGCAGCCCCACCTACGGTAACCGTAACCGCATTTTTGGTACCATCTACACTCTCGGTTAACCATTTGATTAGGTTCTCGAAAGATGAGCCTGCCACAACTACTGGTTTAAGATATTCCGAGTTCTTAGCAAAAGCACTAAGAGCAAGGTAATCTACTGAAGTATTATTGTTATCATCAGCAGTCTTATAAGTTACTACTGGACCTTGTTCCAATACCTGCCCATTACCTGAATAGATTTTATAATAAAGGGTATTAGCCTGTTTATAAAAACCTACCTGGAATGTATCTGTACTACCAATAGGATCACCGTAACCTTTAGTTACTAATCCCAAACTGTAGGTAGTTCCACCAGAAGCAATAGTAATAATTGCAGCAGGTGTAGCAGGTTCGGGAATTGCAGAAGCCGGAGCTATTCCCTCTTCTTCTGATTTAGCAACTGTTTTAGCTTTACTTGCTGTTGCAGCTACTGTACCTTGAGTAGCTCCTTTACCGAGTACTCGAATAACACGAAGCTTAGAACCACCTTGCAAAGCCTTTTCGATATTTGATACAGAACCATCTGGTACAATTTCAGAACCATAGATTCTTTGGAACTGAGAGAATGTAGAGATGATTTCTGAAGGGTCATCGTATGGACCTTTAGTAGTTCTAGCCAATACACAAGAAACTCCTAACATAGGAGTAGTTTGAAGAACGTTATTGTTCTTAAACTTAAAATCAACATGAGGTGAAGTTGGCATAATTCTATTGTGATTAAAGTTAATTACTTTGTTTAATTTATACCTTAGAGTATTGTACCATTATTCTACCATTACATATTGGTAGCCCCAAGTTCCATCTGTACTTGGTACAAGAGTATTGGTACTTACTATGTAATCACGGTCATCAGGTACTGTAGTCTGGGCTTTAGCAAACTGAGAACCTTCTGGGGCCTGAGGTTGATAATAAGTACTGCTATTACCTGGGCCGTTTCCTGCATAGTATTGGAGACCTTGACCTCCTCCACCATATTTGAGAGTTCCTACTTCTAACCCATAACCAGTAGGACTAGCATTCTGAGTAGATAATTTCCCAGTTGGTGTTTTATAAGATAAATCCAACCTTGAGTTGTAGATAGTCTTACCTCTCAGATTATAACCTACTGGTATACTTGTAAGTGGAGTAGCAGGCTTTGCCTTATCAAACTTTACTCCACTACTACCAACTTTTGAAACCTGTATATCTTCTGTATTCTGATAACTGGCTTCGCTTTCGAAATTTTGTAAATACTTCATACTTTTACATTTAGTTTTAACATTTCCTTTTCTTCTTGTTCTAACAACCCAATAAGAACTGATATATCTTTGATTGGTGTAAGTGTACCCTCTTCCAAAAGTTTTTCTGGGAGAATACCATCCTTACATACATAGGTATATACTTTTTCAAGTATACCATGTTCTACATCTGGGTGGTCATAGTAATTACCTACTTCAATAAAAAGATTTCCGGTAGGAGCAAGCCTGCCCTTACTCCATTCATCTAAGTCATTAAAGTAGGGTCTTATATATCCTCTAGCAGGCAAACCAGTATATAAGATTGTATGCAATAATCTCATATCTGCTTGAGTTTGAGAAACAAGGTGTACATCTATGGTAATATCTTTGGTTTCATAAGGGAACTCCGAAGCTTGGTAATTACCATCCTCAAGTTTATCACCAATGATGTATTTGTTCACTCCTATATCCCCAGCATAATAACCTTGTAATTCAATGGTTATTCTGGGAAGAGTCTTGGGCCCTTTTACTTGATTATTCCCGATACCAAATAAAGGTATGAATTTCTTCATATTCTTTATTGCTTCTTGAAACCTTTTCTCATTTTCTTGGGATAAAGGTAAAAAGTCATCTGGATTTATAGTAAGACCCATTTCTAACATTGTACTAAGAAGGCTTATATAGAAAGTCCTCTCAACTACTTCTTCTGAGTTTACCATAATTATGTAAAAAAGTAAAATTCATTATTACCGAGATCACTTAAAGAACAACCTGGTGGTAATCGGCTGGGGTCAACCTCTATAGGCCACTTTGGATATGCTCCAGTTAGCCTTTGAGTTATTTCATCAAACTTACTGTTGTTCTTAGCTTTAAAGTTACAGGTGATAGTAGTATGACCATACCAATTACTTGTTAAACCTCCGGTATTAGTTACCCAACCTTCCCCTTCATAGGTAAGTGAAGTACCACCGATAGAAGAAGTACCAGAATATGTCTTTCTCTCTCCAAGAGTAGGTATTTTAATCATTGGATTAAGGTAGGTTTTAACCGTTCTACTATTAATCCACTTATCAATAGTTACGTCTAATACTACATCCTTACTGCCTTCATAAACCATTAACCCACCAATGTTAGTACCATTACCATCAACCTTAAGTCGAAAACTTACTGCCCCCTTACCTTGAGTGATGTTAATTTCTTTGGTAGGTTCTGCCTCTATGTTTTGAGTGATTTTGATTACTCCCATTCTTTCGATTGGGTCAGCATCATTACCTGTAAATTCTGTATTATCAGACTTGGTTTTTATAATTACCTTACCTACTTTATTTAACTCCCCTGCCTCTTTGGTAACAGTTAACCAATCCACTGTACTTTCAACTTTCCAATCTACGGCACGATATTCATCTTGAGGCTCATTGTTAATAAACTTCTGTTGATAACTATAAACACCTACCTCTAAAGTTTCACCTCTCTTCGTACCATCAAAGGTATGAGAAGTAGTTTCTGGAGTAATACTAAAGTAGGTACCCCAAGTCTCTACTACTTTAGGTGCAGCCTTTTGTACTAGAGTTACTTCCCTTTCTACTCCTTGAACTACTACTTTGAGAACCTGTTCTTTTATATTATCCATATCCTCATTTACTGCTTTCGGTTTTACACGAATAGTAGCAGTACCAGTTCCCGATAATGAAGATATTTCGAAATCTGCTGCCATTATCTAACTCTCCTTATTTCTTTCCTAGTCTCATTTCGTATTTCCCTTTGTAAAGCTGCCTTTCCACCTGCAGCTTTAAATGCAGGATTCCATAGAGGACGAGGTGGTAAATTACCATCTCTACTACCATATTCTAGCATAATAGCTATTTGATTCAATGTTCTTCTTGAAGGACTACCAGTATAGGTAATCTTCTTGATTCCAATTGGTAAACCTACGAAAGTTCGTTTCTTACCTTTTACTATAGTTACCGACCGAGCATATTGCCCAGTAAGGTTTAATAGGGTATGTTCCCCATATTTCTTTATGGTACCTGGACTATGTTTTGGCCAGGATACTCCAGAACCTCTTGGAGGTATACCAGTATTTAAACTTCGTCTTACTATACGAAGAAGTTGATTACCAAACCTTTCTGTACCTTTCTCATAGCCTTTGGTTAAGATACTTGGGGTTTTAGCAATCAACCTTTCTGCACGAGCTTGTTCTCGTTTATCTACGTATATTTCTAGAGGACCAATTGGAGTCGATATTGTAATATTAACCGACTTACTTGGCATAATTCTTATTGTTGTTTAGGTTTATCCAGTCCCAGTTCTTGGGCAATCCTCGTTAAAAGGGTTTCTTGATTAGCAAGCCTTTGATTTACAGTAGCCGTAAACTCTTCAAATTCAGGAGCCGGTTTACTTGGTTCTGGTTGATTGATTGAACCGAGAATGTTATCACATTCAGAAACAATAGCCTCGAACTTTTGTCGATTATTAAGTATACTTAAGGCATTTTGTTTCTGCATGGTTACCTCATTAATTATATTCACTATATCGGTTGTATAGTATACCCCATTGTAGATACCCTCATCCGATTGTGAAGGTAAGTATACAGTAAGCTGAGATACTGAATCCTGGATTACCAATTCTACGCTATTAACAAAGCCATCTTTTGCACCTGATGCCATAGGTTTACTCTCACCCACCTTCATAACTCTTGCGCTATCAAAGATAGGATAACCAGACCTTCTGTCTTTCTCTAAGGTAAAGATTACTTCACCCTTTTGTAACTTTTGGAAAATCAATGTTCTTTCGTCCATAATCATCTTTTATTTATTAAGTTTAAACCGAATGAAACTGCACCTGGATTCTTTTGCATAAAGTCTACCAGATTTAAGAATTGATAGTATCCAAATTGATTAATGAGTACCTGAGCTTTGTTTGCTACTTCTTGTGCAATCTCTATATTGGGAGCAGGTAGAGCTAGTTGTATCTTGAATTCGGTAAGTTGTTCTTGTTCCATAATTCCTTAGTTTAATGGGTTAAAACGAAAAAAGGAGTACACCTAAATCAGATGCACTCCTTTTAATCATCTCGGTATTTTAAATTACTGAGCAGGCGTTGTAGTACCGGTCTTCAAGGCAGCTACCACTTGATTGATGATGTTCTGATCTCTCTGAGCATCTATTACTCGGTTAAGACGAGCAATCTCTGTATCTTTGGCAGTGTTCTCGATGAGGCATTTGATTTCCTGTTGGCCATTCTTGAGGTCACAGCAGCAACGTTCCAACTGAAGAGCCAGGTCGGATTTTACCTCTTTAATCAAGCCTTTTGTTTCGCAGCAGCAATCTGACTGTTGGTGTTCCATGTTGCAAAGACGGTCCATAACACGATTGAAGCCTGCGCCCATTTGGTCACGAGAATCTCGGATATCCGAATTCGTTTTGTAACCCAAATCGCAAAGACCTCTTTCCGTAGTGAAACGATTGTTAAGGATTTCTCTACCAACACCAGCAACGTCTTTTGCTACCCCACCAATTTCTTGGGTTACCCCACGGGCAGCATCAGATATATCTTTGTAGATACCTGCCTTTGCCTCCTGAACAGTAGATTCTACTTTCTGGATGTCAGCCTTTGTGTCATTGATTTTGTCCCATACGGAAACTGCAGCAGCACCAAAGCCACCACCTACCAATGCACCACCAACTGCTCCCCAACCAGAGCCCCAGCCGGAATTACGATTACCACAGCAACAATTATCATTGCAGCCTCTATCTGCGATTACAACGCCATCGCCAGCACCTTTTACTTCTACTCCCATAATGTTTTGGATTTAGAAATTAATAATTAAGTTAACTATTCTCATATAAAAATAACCTGGTGTTGTATTTAACCTTAGAATATTTCGAATACATATTCATAGGTAATTGTTGCAGCATTTTGCTTCACGGTGATAGTAAGTATCCATCCCTCATCATCATTATCATCTGGTTTTATTACAACCTTCCCCTCTCTAGCCGTTGAACTGGTATTTTCATCCACAGTTAACTTTATATTATAGGTACCATCTATATCGGCATTAAGACCTATAGTTACCTTACTTACCCAAGAAGGTTTAGATACTAAGCTCAGCCCAGAGGGGTTTTTAGTAGTTTCCTCAACCCCATCTACTACTCTTCTAGTATAAGCTTCTGCAACTATATTCTCAGTAACATTAGCTAGAGCAACCACTATTTTCTCCAAATTCCGGGTACCATTAGAAACAAATCTAAGGTAATAATTATAAGTTACACTTACCCCGGATTGAGAAACTATAATGTCTACCTTTTTATTAGAATTCTTTTGAGTAAATCCTAAAGTAAAATCCCTTGAGGATGTAGAGGAATTTTTGGATGCAGTAACCGTTATATTATAACCACCAGTTGCTCCAGGTGTAATAGTACCCATACCTGGAGTTGTAGTAAACCCAGTACCAGAACCTGATAATGTAAAATCTACTGGTAATATTTGGTTTTGCTCTACGCCATTTATTACTTGTTTCCGATATGAAGATACAGTTAAATACTTAGTTGCCCCAGCCGAATCAAAACTCAAACTGCTTGGAGAAACACTAAAATAATACTTATAGGATGAACTACCTGCTGCTTGACTTACATTAAAGGTAAATTCTTCCCCACTCTCATCTTGAACTATTACTATAGTGCCTGACCTAGCTACCCCGGTATTTTGAGAAGCCTCAATGGATATATCATAGGATGTATTATCCGCAACTACAAAACCAGAAACATCAGTAACCCAATCGGGCTTGGTTTTTATAGTAAAACCTAATACTGTACTACCAGAACTTATCCCATTTACATACTTAGTCTTATAGCTATACATTAGTACAGAAAAACTACCACCATTGTTGGTAAATTGAGGTACTGTATAACTATCAGTTCCAGGAATAGATGGGCTAGTTGTAAACATATAGTTATAAGTTACACTTGCCGCTGATTGAGTAACGGTAATGGTTTTAGTAGTTGCCCCAGTATAGGTAGCAGTTACTGTACCAGTTCTACTTGAAGTACCAGTATTTTGAGAAGCTGTAAGAACAGTCTTAGCAGCATTTAAACTAAAACCAGTACCACTTACACTTACTGTTGGTGTAGCACTTTTAGCCGTACCTGCACTTGTAGAACCTGAACTCCAATGGTTAGTTGTTGGTATACTTACACTTGCAGATATATTTACACTACCTCCAGTATTGGGGATAGTGTAATTATTAGCTGATAAACTAATTACTGGGGTACCGTCTGTAGTACTAGTAATCTTATTCTCAGCTTGGTATACATTTACAGATACTGATTTAGTTTTACCGTTCAAAGATAAGGTACCTATCAAATTACCTATTAAGGTTCTAGCCTTTGCAGTAGTTCCCAAAGAATTTGCACTAACTGCAGTACCATAAGAAATACTAGCACCTGAGGTAACTGTACCAGCCCCACTGGTAGCACCATTCCAACCATAGGTTTGTGAATAAGTTGGCAAAGTAGTAAAAGAACTTCTAGTACCTCCACTTGCAGGTATATCGGTTACTGCACCTCCACTTACGGTAATTTCACTATAGGTTAAATAACCTGCAGACTGAGAACAAGATATGGTTAACTTCTTTCCTGTTTCTGCCTGAGTAAGAGTTATAGTACCAGACTTTGCAGTAGTAGATGTATTATTCGTCATAATTACAGAAGTGCCAGTACCACTTACACTTCCAGAATTTGCTCTAGTATAAGTTAGAGTAATTTGATTACCATAATTATGGCCATTTCTTACTTCTTGCTTGTAAGAAGTTACAGCAAAGGTTTTTGTACCTCCAGTTGCTCCAAAACTTAAAGAAGTAGGATTAACACTAAATCCATAAGTCCATGATTGAGAAGCCGCTTCCTGATACCATTTGATAGTATGGGTTTTACCTGAACCTTGTTGTATGATAGTACCGTCAGTTTTAGACCTGGCAGTTAACTCAAGGTTCTCGGTAGCTCTCCAACCTGTACCTTCTGCCCAAGTTACCCAAGAAGGTAACCCAGAAGTATTATATGTCACATTCTCTACAGTACTGGTAGCTACGCCATCCAAGTATTTAGTTCTAGTAGAAGTAGCCCCAAACCAAGGATTCTCATTAGTAGGTTCTCCCCCTAAAGCCGAGAAATTAAGAGTATCGGTATGAAGAGTAAAAGTATATTTCCAAGTTACCTTGTGAATATCTTCGAGTTTAACACATTCTGTATCTTTATAGGAACTGGCATTGGATAGCTCCAACCCCACATAACTTTCCCCTGTTCCAGTAGGGGAGAGTGCTAACAATTCAGCCTTGGTAGGACAGTCATTTGCAGTCTTACCAAGGCCTACTTTAGTTTTGACAGCACTCCAGGTTGCTATCTCTCCCATTACAATTATTTATTTTTAAGTTCTTGAATCTCAGCTTTCAAAGCCTTAACCTCATCATAAAGAAGTTTAATACCTTCGATAGCCAGGGTTGACATCTTATGGTATTTTACTTGTTTTACAAGTACATATTCTTCTCCGTTGATTTCTAAGGTTTCGAATTCATCTGAATTAGGTACAGTAGATTTCTCTACTGGAGTCTCATCCACATATTTGCCAAATCCCAATGCTTCCAGATTCTGAGCAATAGTTCCTTCATCCTCTTTACCAGCTATTTCAAAAGATTTAGTTGGTATCTGGCAAATCTGTTCCAGAGTATGATTCAAATCTTTAATATTAGATTTGAGTCGAATATCTGAAGATTCCTTGAAGAAACCGGAAGGAGCCGTAGTCTTAGCAAATACTACATTATCTGTAGTTGCCAATCCCAACTGAGCTCTAGTAACTACATGAGGATTATTCCTCAGACCTGCATGGTTATTGATTGCCGTTTGAGCTGCAGTACCTGCCGACTTAGCATCAGCAATTGCCGTAGCCTGAGCAGTAGATACTGGTTTATCTGCATCTGATGTATTGGAAGCATTACCCAATCCAACTTGAGATTTAGTAACCCCATGAGGATTGGCCTTGTTAGCAATATGATTATTTACCTTATTTTCTAAGGCAGTCAAATCAGTACCAGTATCACCAATAGCAGTATCAATGTAAGTCTTCAATTCTGTTCTAAGAGAATTGATAGCATTGGTTCTATTAGTGATTTCATTTGCCAAACCTGTTACTGTGCTATCTAAATTCGCCTTATCAGCTGCAGTCATTACACCTGCTTTAGCTGAAGTAGCTGCTGGTATGTCAAAAGTATGTTGAGTCTCATTAACTGAGTAATGACCATTTGAACCTTTCTCTGCCCACCAATAACCAATAGTTAACTTGGAAGTCGTAGAAGTAAGGTTAATCAAATTACCGGCATTACTCAACTCTCTAGCCAACATGTGGTCAGGCAAAGTTGCTAACAAATCATTAATAGCCTTGTCGGCATTTGTTCGATTTGTAGTTTCGGTAGTAATCTGATTGGGTAAAGTAGTATCAAGTTTCACTTTATCTGCCGCTGACATAACACCTGCCTTAGCAGAAGTAGCTGCCTCAATTTGAGAATAGTGATCTTGGATATTACTACTTCCAAACCAACACTTAAAGTTTAACCTTACAGTACTAGCTTGATATGTGTTATTATCAAAATGAGATGCACCGTTAGTTTTAAGTGAAGCTATTTGTGTTTCTAACTCTTTACCTCTTGCCCCATCGAAAGCAGTACCAGCAACAGTACCGATAATAAGAGATGAAGTGTTACTATCTACAAATTTATTACCTGACCAACGGAATTGGTAAGAAGGTTCTCCACTTGTAACATTTACATATATTTTACCGGATTCACCAGTAATAGGCTGAGTATAAGCTGAGTCAGAATATAACTGTATGTTGGTTAAACCTCCAGTTGCACCCACCGTATAGGTTGCATATACCTCGATTATATCATCTACATAAGAGGGCAATTGGCTTGCAGGTACTGTACCGTTAGCATCCAAAGAAGCAAAACCATTAGCTTTACCTTTAGTTGCTACAAAAGCATCATGCTTAGCCTCTAGAGTGTTGATATTATTTTGGAGTTTCGTATCAAGAGCTGTGTCTGCTGCAGTTCTATCGGAAATCTCCTTATCGATTCTAGCTCCTAATGCGTTATCTGCATTGGTACGATTGGTTGTTTCGGTAGTAATCCTTGTACCTAATGCGGTATCAGCATCACCCCTTGCCTTAGCCTCATCAGCTACCGCCTTAGTAAATTTGGTATCAAGTGCCTCATCGGCATCTTCTCTTGCCTGAGTTTCTAAAGTGATACGGCTACCTAAAGCACTATCGGCAGCTGCAACTTCTTGACGAATAGCTGCTGCAGTTTCCTGAACATGTTTGCTACGGTCTGTGATTTCTTTATCGATTTTAGCATCGAGTCTTTCGAACTCGGTGTCATTCTTACCGTCAAGTTCTTTGGTTTTCGAATCCAACTTTCTCAGACCTTGTACCAAATTAGTAGTATCACCTAAGTAATTAGTATCACTAAGGTCGGGTACAGTACCATCCTGAGTAAAGCCTGCAGATTCATTCAATTGAGTAAGAGCAGTAGCAGTTACCAATTCATTATCGGTTATCTGTTTCTGTACTTTACCAAAAGCCTTACTTACAGTATCGGTAGCAGCGATTGCCAACTGAGATTCCGTAGTACCGGTAGCCACTTGATACCCGTCAAGTTTGATATCTGTACCATTTAATACTGGGTTAGAATCTAACCTATGGGTATTAATAGTATGGGCATTTGTAGCATCTATCTGGTCCTGAAGATCTTCATCTGCAGCTATACGAGCAGCTTCTTCTGCATCTAGGTTGCTCTGTAAAGTGTTATCTGCATTGGTACGGTCTGTGATTTCTTTATCAATCCTACCATCTACTCTTTCAATTTCTGATTCCCTTTCGGAAACTTCGGTATTAATTCGATTACTTAATTCAGTGTCGGCATTAGTACGGTCTGTGATTTCTTTATCGATACGTTTACCTAATGCAGTATCGGCTGCAATACGAGCAGCTTCTTCTGCATCGATATTATCTTGAAGAACTTTATCGGCAGCTTTTCTTTCTTCAGTTTCCGTAGCAAGGTCAGAAGTATTTTGGTCAATCTTTGCTTCCAATCTGATGTCTTCTGCTTTACGAGCAGCTATCTCATTGTTCAGAAGGTCAGTAATAGCTGTATAACCACCATTTATATTATCTTGAATACCCTGGATTAATTCCAAGTTACGTTGGATATTGGCAGCATTCTGAGTTACCAGAGCATTGGTTGCATTCAGAGAAGTTAATAACTCTGTACGAGTTTCACTTACAAAAGTTCTCAAATCATTTACCGTTGTGGTAAGCGTAGTACTTAAGTTAGTGAAAGATTGTTGTAAAGTACTATCCCCTTGTTCACGAAGATTCTTTTCGGCAGTAAGCTTATTCTCTAATTCGGTAAGCTTAGCAGTCATGGTAGCTGCAAAGTTGGGGTCATCCCCAAGAGCCTTAGCAATTTCTGCCAGTGTATCAAGAACCTCAGGAGCAGAACCAATAATCTTTTGGATAGCTGCTTCTACCTCAGCTTCAGTTTGGAAATCTGAATCGTTGAGTAACTCTGATACCTTAGTGATATAATTAGCATGGTCCTCGATGTCATTCAGCTTAGCAAATAAGATATCTGTAAAGTCATTTGAAGAAAGTACTTTACCATCTACCTTATCTACCTTCTTAGCATCAAGAGCAGCATCGGCATTAGTACGGTCTGATTTTTCTTGAACTAAAGCATTATTAATAATGGTATCTTGATTTGCTCTTTCAGTAGCCTCTTTATCAATGTTATTCTGCAATTCTGTATCACCTGCCAATCGATCATTTCTTTCGGTAAGGATACTCTGATTAACACCAGCCATATCATCTTTGTGATTCTGGAGGTTAGTATTAATCATGGCCTCAAGTGAAGTCTCTTTTGCAATAGCCCGGTCTTTCTCTGTATTGATAGCAGTAGTATTAGCACTTACCTTTGCTTTAAGTTCGTCCATAGCAGAAGAATTACCTGCCTCTAGAGAATCAATACGAGCTCCCAAAGCAGTATCTCCAGCAATTCTGTCTGTCTTCTCTTGGTCTATCTTAGTATTAAGTTTCTCTACCTCAGATTCCAAAGCTTGTTTGGTATTATCCAACTTAGCAGTAAACTCAGTACTCAAAGATTTGTCAGCAGCAGTACGATCTGCTACCTCTTTATCGAGATTTACTTGAAGAACTTGGTCAGCAGCAGTCCTTTCTACCCTTTCAGTATTAAGGTCAATGTTGATGGTATCAATACGAGAACTCAAAGAACTGTCAGCATTGGTACGGTCCACAATCTCTTCGTTAATCATATCCTTAACTTCCTTATAGTTATCACCTACAGTTTTAGTTAAGTTTGTGATTGCCTCGGAGTTTCTTTCGATGTTGTATTCATTCGTAGCAATCGCAGTTGTATTTGCATTTACCTGAGCAGTAAGTTCATTACGTAGAGTATTGATAGAATCTTGGATGCTCAAAGCCAATTCTGAGATACGTTTATTAACATTAGTCAAACTAACATTATAAGCATCATCAGCAGTCTTTCTATCAGCAATCTCTTTATCCAGAGTAGCCTGAATAGCAGAATCAGCATCCTTTCTATCCTGGATTTCCTTATTAAGGTTATCCCTTACAACTCCAATAGCTGCATCACCAGTAGCAGACTTATTATCAACGTACTCTTTTAGTTTAGCTTCAAGAGCAGCATCTGCATCTTTACGAGCTTGAACCTCGGTGGCTACCTCTGCACTGTTTGCCTCATCACCAGCAATACGGTCTTCGGTTTCCTGGTTAACCTGTTCGGTTATTGCAGCAAGTTTCTTAGTAATGGTAGCTGCAAAGTTTGGGTCATTGCCTAAAGCATCAGCAATTTCCTTAAGAGTATCAAGTACTTCTGGGGCAGAGCCCACAATCTTTTGAATTGCTGCCTCTACTTCTTCTTCAGTTTGGAAACCTGAATCATTGATGAGCTGAGAGAGATGAGTAATATAGTTTGCCTTCTCTTCAATACCGTCCAACTTAGCTTTGAGTATATCGGTGAAGTCATTCTTGGTTAGTGAATAACCTTCTCGTTTATCTACCTTCTGATTATCAAGGTCTATATCAGCATTTTCACGAGCAGTAGCCTCTGCAGCAATAGCCTCAAGTAACTGAGCTTTATCTGCTTGGCCCTGTAATTTTACATCCTCAATTTTATGGTCGAGAACTAAATCCTGAGCAGCTCTGGTAGTGGCTTCTGAATCGATGTTATTTTGTAACACCTGGTCAGCAGAAGTACGAGCTTGTGCCTCTTTATCGATATTACCTTGAAGAAGGTTATCTGCATTGGTACGGTCTGCTACTTCCTTAGAGACCTCATTATGAAGAACTTGGTCCTCTGAATGACGGTCTACCTTTTCCTGATCAAGCTTACTCTGAAGAGATTGTGTATCAGATTGTCTGTTCGTAATCTCTTCATTAATCTTCGAATCAAGGATAGTATCAGCATTTGTACGATTAGACACCTCTTCGGCAATCTTCGACTCTATAGCTGCCTTATCATTTATATGAAGAGTTCTGAGTTCGTTTACACTTTCCTTAATCTCATTGTCAGCAGCAATACGTTCGTCTTTCTCTTTTTGAATAAGTCCCTTGAGTTCATTTTCAAGTTCATCATTCTTTTCGGTTATCTTGTCGTTGAGATTTTTGATATCTTCAGCATTCTTATCAGCCTTCTTTTCTACACGGTCGATATCTGCTTTTAAGTCTGCCTTAGTAGTATCAATCTTATTGATAAGCTGTTCTACGGCATATTCAAGATTATCCTGAACTGCTGCTACTGCTGCACCTAAAGCAGCTTCTGCCTCTTTAGCACGATTTACCTCTTCAGATAAAGCTGTGCGAAGTTCGGTTAATTTATTGGTAATGGTAGTAGCAAAGTTAGGGTCATTACCCAATGCTTCTGCCAATTCCTTAAGAGTATCTAAGGCATCATCTGCACCATCAACCAAATCGCTAATGGCTTTTTTAACATCTTCATCAGTTTGAAACTTCAAATCATTTTCAAGCTGAGATACCTTAGTAATGTAGTTTGCTTTTTCTTCAATGCCATCCAATTTAGCCTTAAGCTCATCGGTGAAGTCATTTTTAGATAAGTCATAACCCTCCTTCTTATCTACCTTATCCTTGATAGAAAGTACGAAGGCCCAGAACTCATTGATAGTTCCTCCAAAGCCAGCACGAACAAAGTCATCATAGTAACCTTGTAACAACCGCTGGTCAATTTCTTCGCAGGTGTAATATTTACTTACATACATATTTATAAAATTTAAGGATTAATTACTGCACGTTGACGACCCAGTAAAAATTCTGAATCTATATCCCTGAATGGTTCTCCTTCTGAACCACAGAAGGCATTCATAGGTACATCTGGATTTTCCGGGTCTACATCTCCACCATCTTCAATATCCCCCCTTATGCAAGCATAATCTGGGAGTCTATTTACACGGAATTTTATTACCTGGCCTATACCAGGATGAGGTATTATTTTATCCCAAATATCCCCGAAGTAATCTTGAAAACAAGTGACAAATTTGTTTCCGGTCATCGATTGAAATGCCGTTACATCATTGCCATTACCCTTCATTTCAATATGAACTCCAGAGGTACCGTTAAGGATAACCAAATTACTATCAAACCAAATTCCACTTTTGGTAGTAATTGGTGTCCACCTCAGTACTAACATCTTTGCCATACTTATTCTTTTTCTACAAATTCTACATTCGTATCACGGTCTCTTTTTAAGATAACCATAAAAACTAAAGCCTCATCCTTAGCTTGAGCAGTTTGAGTATCACCAGAAGGTTTATAAGTTATACCATTGATTACAAACCTATCTTGTTCCCAATTAAAATCCCAATAACCTTCCGGTGTAAGATAACCAATCTTCTCTATATAGGATTTAGAAATTAGTATTGATAAGTTTTCATCATCCAATTCTCCAGTAATCGTAGCCTTATTAATAGGCCAGTTTCTGAAAGCATTGTAGTAACATAAAGCTTCAATGGGAATATCATAATATTTGGGAATACTATCCTCTGCATGGCTAAGTAATTGATTAACATGTTTAGCCCAGGTTATAGTTTGTCTTCCCGCATCCCAATCCAAGAAATCGGTAATAATCTTTTTATACCTATCCCATGAACGGTTTTTAACCATTCTCCAGTGATCTTTTGTCATAGCTTATGTAGGATTGATTTATTTCCGCCTTTTACAGGAGAGCTTGGATTAGGTCCATCTAATACCCCAGGTTGTCTTTTGTTAACTACTCTGGGAACTATATTCCGAACTACTTCATCACAGAATGGTAGATAGATTTCCAATCGTGAAGCTAACATACAAAGGTTTTTTCTCAACTCATCGATTAATCCACCAGGTTGCATTGCTTGGGAAAGAGTTTTCCATAATGAACTTGCAGATTCTGCTAAGGTGTCATAATACTGAACTTCAGTAGGCCCTGTAGTGATTTGTTTGATTCTATCACCTCGGGCAAGTTCTGGTTTAGAAGTACCATCACCAGTTTGCTCTTTGGTAGAAGTGAGTTGACTTAAATATTCAGAAGTACTTGTTAAAAGATTAAGTATCTTCACATTAAGAAAATCCCATGCTGCCAATTCCATAATTAATTGGTTTTCTAGTGCTTCATACCATAATTCATCCGTATACTTATCTGGAGCAATTGTATGGTTTACTAGAGGTCCAATATAATATTGCCACTTAGTGATATAGATAGATTTCTCATCCCTGGTCATCCCATCTGATATTTCTGATGGGATATAGTAATCGATTAAGTTATATATTGAATCGGCTAATGCCGTATGCCCATAATCACAAACTACCAGAGTCCTATCTACGGTGAGGTCTAAACCATCAGAGTTAGTTACGTGTAAGGTGACGGTATAGAAACCGGGAGTTTCATAAGAATAGGAAACATGTCTTCCACCATTGAAAACCTCTCCCTTATCATCGCCAAAGTCCCAGTCAAAAATAGATTTGGCCGGGACTTTGGATATGACTCTGAATGAAACTTCCAGACCTGACGTAACGTACAAAAAGTCTAGATTATCTTTCATATTAGTCTGTCTTATGTAATTTTCATAGACTACCCTTTAGAAGAGGATTCAAATTCTTCCAGCAAAGCCTGAAGAAGAGTTTCTACCGTGTCGTTTTTCTCTGCAACGATTTCGTGTAAGTTTGCCACCAACTTCAGTTCTTCAAGAGAGTAACCCTTAGAAAGTTTTTCCAAGGTCATGCCCTTCTTAAACTGAGCATTCAACCTCTTGTCCAACTTTTCGATGTCAGATTCGGAATATTTTTCGATATCCGATTTATCTGCAACGATAATCAAATGACCGGCAGCAATTGCTTTTTGGATTTTCTGTGTACGATATTGACGACGAGAGAGTTCCTTATCCTCCCCTTTACAAACGGTAATACCCGTTGATTGGTCATGAAAACTGTAAGCTCTTGGTCCCACAGTTACGATATATTTTTCTTTAGCCATATTTCCTAAGATTTAAAAATGATTAAAGAGAGGATAGGTTTTTAAATTACCTACCCTCCCTGGGAATTTATATAGATGAAACCGGGACTACCTTATTCGAGGTTAACCATCAGATAAGGATCTACGTTCATAAATTCGGGGAATCCGAATTCTGAGAACTTCTTATCTGCAGCCAACAACAGAGTAGCATCTTGATACATCTTAGAGAAGCCAGTAGTCAAACTTGCATAGATTGCCTGAGTTTGGTTGGAAACGATTCTCTCTGATTCCAACATTAACTGACGAGCAGTAAGTTTAATCAAGGCAGCCGATGTATCAATCAACAGCAACTGTTGGTCAGGTGTACCCGGATGGATGTAGAAGTCAGCATTCTTAGGTACAGGAGACTTCACATTCAGTGTAGCTTCAGTAGTACCAGAGTGACGGTCTTTGAATTCCGGTAAATTCAGCATTTCGATTGCCTGGTCTTCACCACCAATCATAGTTTGGAAGTTACGGCCCATACGAGCAGCACGTACCCAAATATGCAAAAGGTCTTTATAAGTGATACCGTTGGCTGTTTCGTATACACCAATTACCGGTGCAGACTCAGAGCCATCAGGGTTGTTACCATTGATAGCCACGTCCATAGCCAGAGTATCAAGAGCATAACCCAACTGAACACCAAAATCACGAAGGTAGATTCCCAAGACATCGAGTGAAACGTAGTTACGAACTTCATCAGTAAGTTTGAAACCTTTTCCGATTTTGAAGAGGCTAACTGATTTTTGTCCGAAGCTAACATCTCCCAACGGAATAGTTTCTGCTTCGTTAATCTTTGCAGGAGCTGCATCAGACATGTTAACCATCGGCATGATTGCTTGCAAACCGTTGATAGATTGGTCAGATGCAATAATGTTCGGATAGAACGGAGCCTGGCGCATACCCAAAGTGATAGCAGCACGGATAATTTCCGGAACAATCCAACGAACGTCTTGCTGAGGCATAGTGAAGATATTCTGCATGGTATCAACTTTCGGATTAATACCAACCTTTTCAAACAGTTCATCTTGAGTAATTCCCCACTTACCTGTGATTAATTCTTCCAATGTTATTTCTACAGGCTTCTTATCCTGTGAACCGGAACGTACAGCTTCCAAGCTTCTTACCATTTCCGGAAGCTCTTTCATAAAGTCCTGAGCTTTCAATTTTGTAATATCAATTTGTCCCATAATTTTTCTTTGGTTTAACGAATGAGTACTTGAATCACATCGTTTGCCTCATCTGCAGGAGTGATGGCAATGAACTGAGATTCGTCTGTAGAAGCCTCTGCAATAACGAAACGGTCATGCAAAAGGTTTTCGGTCGGGTTAATATAACCGCAATCAAGAGCTTCTTTTGCAACCCAGTTCAAAATCATATAACCTTGAACTGCTACGGTTACTTCTACAGGAAAATTACGTTGAGGTTGGTACGCCGGATTGATGTTATCCGTTACTGCTATACCCAGATATACTTGGCTACCAGCACCACCAGGGATAAACGGTTCAATTAAACCGTCGGTACCCAAAGCAACTGGCATGCCCTGTACAATCTTTACACCTGCTTTTACATTAAAAGCCTGATGCAATTTGTGTGATTCACTCTTGTAAATCACCGCTCTTGGAGTTCTTTCCCCAAAGAGAGTCATTTGCTGAGGATTGTTTACGATTTTTGTTGTTTCCATAATGAGGATCTTTATAATGATAACTTATTTGATTTTCTTCTTGTACAAGCTTTCGAGTACATTGTTAGTTGAAGAAGGTTCTTGGTTCTGAGTAGTGTCCTGGGTTCCATTCTTACCTTCCGTTTCGTCATCTTGAATAGAAGAAGCACGATTAACGTCCTTGGAACCACATTTAGAACAAGTGAGAGGGAACTTCTCTTCCAAGCGAGCTTGGTAATCCTTTGTCAAGGAGATAAGAGTAGTAATACCGGTTGTTTCTGCATTGAGCATTGTAACAATGGTTTCATCTGCATTTTCACCCATCAGCTTTTTGTAGGTCTCTGTAGCATTTTCACGGAGAGAAGCAATATGATTCTTTCCTACTGTTGACATTTCTTTCAGATTAGCTACTTCGGCATTCAAGTTAGTAACCTGTTCCGTAAGAGAATTTTTCTCTGTAGTAAGGTTATCAACTGAAGTTTGCAAAGCATTTTTGGATGATACCAAATTTTGAATGCAGGAGATGACACTTTCCTGATTCATTTCTTTTCCTTCTTCCAGGGTAAGCATATTATCCCCGAAAAGGCTTTCTAGAAATTTTTCTAATTCGTTCATATTATTTTCGTTTGAATGATTATCCTTGGCATCATTATCATTAAAAGAATCCTGAGTATCGTCCTTTTCTTGAAATGATGATAAGTCAGATTTATAATCAGTAAAGAAGTATTGCTTCGATTTATCATCTCTATATTCCTCATAGGATGACCAGGTCCTTTTGGCAAAAGTAGGATTGATAATTTTACCATCAGAACCAATCTTTTGAGCAAATGAATCAGCACCATGAGATACCAAAGATGTTTCCATATAACGAACTACTTCAGTAACCACTCTTCGTACCATCTCACCCTTGGAATCATACGTACCAAGTTTTTGATAGAATTCTCCATCCTCCATTCCCGGATGTGATTTATCCCACTTGAATTGTACAGTAACTGAGTTACTGTGAATTGAAGGAGGTTCCATAAGAATACCTCGGGCAATTCTCGGGTTAGCTTTACCATCAATCTTCAGAATACCGTTAATACCTGCAGGTATAGTGAAGCTTCCATCCTTATAGGAATCTTGCCACATTACTTGTGATACAGCTCCGATAGCATTACCAATGTTTGTTTCATGGTCGCAATTTACTGTTTGCCCAAGTAACATTTTCATAGAAGCCTTAAGTACCCCATTATGACCGAAATCTGTAGGATTCCAATTCTTAGATACAATCGTTTCAGAAAGTAATCTAAACATTGGTTCTATAAATTCCTCGTCTTTTGGAGTTAACTCGGATTTATCAAGGTTAGGATAATAGGTATTATAATCTATATCTCCTCCCCAAAATCCGAATTGAGCAATGGTGTCCGGTGTAGGATTCTTCCATTTATAATAATTCTCTGAAAAAGTCTGGGCTCCTACCGCTTCTGGGATATACCCAGCCATGATGGTATGGCCTTGACCTATCACCATAGAATCAAGATGCTCTTTGTTTTTCCTTGTAAATTTACTCATCTTGCTTTAGTATTTTGGTCCCCTCTAGAAGGAGACGGATTTGCTTTATCTCTTGACCTACGGGCAGATTGGTTTTTATCATTCTGCCTTTGCTTCTTCTTAGTACCCTCTTGAGGATCCGAATTGCCACCCTTAGCAAATTGGTCCTCAAGTGAAACTCTTGGTTCATCCTCATCTGGTGAATCGTAACCCATTGCCCAAGCATATTGCTCTTGGCTAATGATACCAGCCTTGTACAATAAGTCAAGGTTCTGTATCTTATATTGAAGACCTTGTTGGATTTTAACTTCATCAGAAACCGTAGAAGTTCCCCAATCAATCTTCATTCCCTTATTATTAAAGCCTGCCAGACGCAGTTCTAGAGAATAAAGTCGGTCCAATACATAAGCTACAAGCATTTGGATATTTTTTAACTGGCTAATCATCTTAGACAGCATTATACCCGTTGCACCTTCACCAGTAGTAGCAGATACCCCAATAATAGAACCATTAACACCCAAGCCATTGGCTACCGATTGTTGATTCATATTCCAGGGCTTTTCAATATTACCGAGTTCCTTAGTAGTAGAATTGAGTTTGAACTCATGGTCATCGATGTAACCAGTTACAACTCCATCCTTCATACCATCCTTAACATTACGTTTAAGAAGGTCTAGTTCTCGGTATAATCTCGATTCATAAGCCTTGATATTCTCATTAGACCTTTGAGGAGATTTTTGCATCTTAGCTTCAAGAAAACCAACCATACCACAAATTTCCATGATATGTTTGAAGTTAACCTTCATATCATTCTGACCCTTGAGAGAATCTAAAGCAGGCATAAAGGGGGGAACTCCATAAGGTTCATCGGTATCATTAAACATACCAACATAGAAATAAGTTTCTGGGTTAAGCTTAATGTAATCTCCTTGCTTCATCCAGAAATTATTGTTCTTTTGGTAAGGAGAATACACCCCATTTAATTCTCTTTTAAACTTGATATACTCAGGCTTAAGGAATAATACAGTAGCTAAACCATCAAGCTTATCATTGGGAACTCCCTCTACGGATATTGCTCCACTTACCAGAAGTTGAACAATCATCTTGTTAACCAGGCCATCTATACCAGCAGTATATCTGGTCCATTTCTTGGTTGCTGTTTTAAGATGGTCCCTCATCTTAGCAGCTTCGGCATCTGTATTATTTGGGAAAGTTACAGTATGACAGGTGTTAGCTAACTTAAACATATCCTGCAATGCAATACCCATATCAGGATTTACTTTATATAAATCTCGGATTAATGGGATTACATCAACACGAAAAGAGGGTTCAACTAATTTAGTTAACCCTTTTAATGATGTAATTAAGTTATCGCTATCATCGTCAACTGAAACCCTACCAGGTGAGATTGGTGTAGCAGGCTTCTCCTCTTTATTAGAGGATGTACTACTCTGAGGTGGGTCCTTCTTACGGCCCCAACCCCAATTGAAATTGAAGTACTTTTTCATCTTGGTTGTACGATTACGTTAGTTTTTCCTTTCCTTATGTGATTACATATTGCTTTTCCAAAGATATCATCATCTGCATATACGTCTCCTTCAAGGTCTACATCTACTGTAGAATTATTAGCCCTATGCTTACCCATTGCAACAGGTCTACCTAAACCATCATAGATGAATGTATAGGCTTCTTGAACAAAGAATGGGTCCTTAATGATTACTTCGTCATTTCTGATATCCTCTTCCAAATTTTCTATTATCACTGAACGATTCTTTTGTGTGGTTAACCAACCTGGAGATTTATCCATTTCAGGTCTACTCTTACCTTTTTTCTTGAGCATTTTTTGGTAGTAATATAGTTTGGGATAACCTTCATCTTGAAGTTTAGATGTTACTGCTAAACCAACATCATTTGATTCTGGAGCAATTGTTGCTTGATTAAATAGCATACCGGTATCACCGAGTAATTTAGCATAAGCACCTACTGCCATTCTCCCCTTATATACTGCTTGTTCTTCTCCTGGCTTATCCATAACTGTAAATGATGAGTAGTCAGAAGACCTACCAGTTGCAACGTCGGCACCAATGAAATATTCCTTGTCTGGTTCTGGTTCACAGAATTGTCTGTATTGACCATTAAACCTTTTCTTAATAACCGGATAATCACTAAGGCAGTCTTCGATAGCCTTAATATCAGCTAAATCGAAGACTGTATTTCCTGATGATAAAAAGTCACCATCTATTTCTTGTGCTGTTCGTTTTGTACCCAGAGCAGAGGACATTTGATTATACCAATTGATATCCCGTTCTGGATGCATCTGCCAGTATAATCGAATTGGATTAAAGGGGTTACCTCCAGCGATTGCATCTACCCAGGTTGAGTGATAGAAGTTACCAACTCCATAAGGAGTGGAATTAACGATGGCAGCTCCACCAGTGGAAAGAGTAGGGAAAGCAGCTGCCCAAATTTGAGCTGCCCATCTAACTACTGCTGCCTCGTCAATTACCAAAAGGGAAAGTGATTCCGAACGACCGGCTTCAGACGATGTCGGAATTGATTCAATGAAAGACCCATTATCAAATTCTATCATGGATGCAGAACCGTATTCACCAGCTCTACCGTTTATAATGGGAGTTTGAAGGTACCAGGGAAGATTCTTATACATGAACTTAATCTTTTTAAGAACCTTCTTTGCCGTTGTATCTTTGATTGATATAATGTTTATCTTCTTGTTGGGATGATACATTGCCAACCAAAGGCAGTACATAGAAATCAACTCTGTAATACCTGCTTGACGAAATTTCAAAATGATATTGAAACGTTGAGCAATAAAGTTATACAGAACCGATTTTTGAAATGGGTATAACTCGAATCTTACCTTTCCCCTTACTGGGTGTATCACATTACAGAAAAGACTGAAAAAGAAAACATCTACTGAAACTCGGGATAGGTTTGATAGCTCTTCTCGAGTTAAAGTAGTTCTAGTTTCTGAGATAGTCTTTGCCATACTTAAAAATTATACGTTATTTGAAATTCGATGTCAGTACCAATTCCCGATTTTATCTTCGGATAGTAAAAGGCATTGACTCCGAGTTTGTAATTAAATCTCTTAGTCTTGATTGAAAGACCAGCTCCTATATCGAAGAGATTATTGAAAGGTCTATACTTACCGTAAACGTAAGGATTAAGTGATAACCTTGCAACTTTCTTCCGAGTTAATTGACCTTCATACCAGTTATAGTTGTACTTATCCAGATTGATATTGAACAGTCTAGTTGAATAAGTTCCAGTCTGCTGATTGAGTAGACTTAAGTTCAACTGATTCTTCTTCAATACAATCTGAACCAGTGAATCTTGTTTACTGATAACTGGCTGTCTTAGCATGGAATCAGGAAAGAGAGTTGACTGCCTATTGTCGTAAACTAAGATTCTATCTGGTTCATTTCCTTCAGAGTACTTCTTCTCTGGTTTGAATGGTTTGTCTTTGTAAACTGTATCTGGGATTTCATTGACCGCTTGTTCCAGTGAATTAACTTCTCGAGAAAGTTTGTAATTCCTGAAGCAAAGGTAAATAGTAAATCCTAGAAGTACAATGAACAAGGCATTCTTTAAATTCTTCATGGTAATTTCGCTTTTAGTGAAACTCTGGTACTCACTCGTTTCCTTGTTTTCCCTTAACAATCCCTTTCTTACCTTCAGAGTTGATTTATAGGATTATAGCTTTCTTTACCAGAAAGCACTTTCCTAAAAAAGAAAAATTTAATAAAAAGAAAAAAGGGTTTTCAAACAGCTCAATTTAGCTCAGTTTTGATGAGTCTATTTTCTTGAGGCAATCCTTGAACCATAATCCTACCTCATAAACCGAGCCTTTGGCAATTGTGTACCTTGCCTTGTTAAGCCAGTAATGGTAATCCTTAAAATCACCTTCAAAGGTACCCAGAGTTTTGTGAAGGTAAATTTTGAATTTCTTCGGGAATCCCATAATTGCCTTGAAATCCTCAATCCCCAAAGGATAACCATCAGGTCTGAATTGCCTATCTGCAGGTCTAAGAGTTAAGGGAGGTTTATCATACTCCAATCGATACACTCCTGGTAGAGTACTCATTTTGGCAGTTTTGATTGGCCACTTCTTTTCATCTCTGAAATCTCTAACCCAGAGTCTATGTATCTTTGCAACAGTAAGATTTTTCTTTTCAGGGAGTTTCCTGTAATCATACATTGCCAGAGTTTTACTCATAAACGGGATTTGATTAATATTGTTTTCTTGAGAGAATGTTAGTGGTTTTAGTAGATTTCTAGTAATTGTTGGAGTATTTACTTGGAATACTTCATTAAAAGCATTCAAGTATTTCTTACCGGTCTTTTTATGTACTCCAATGATAACTAAACGCTTCCTTGAAGTCTGAGAATTTCCATAGTCCGAAACTGACTTTTCGTGAAAAATTAATTTATAGTCCTTAAATGTTTCCTCAAAGAAATCTTTAGGAAGCAAAGATAGTAAACGAGGTAGATTTTCTATAAGAAATATCTTAGGTTTATACTCTAATATTGCAGCAATTACTAGATTTAAACTTCGGTTATCTTTGGGATTACCCAATTCTTTTACTTTAGATAACCTCATTACCGAAGATGCACCACAATCTGGGCTTGATATAATAATATCTACTTTATTATCGAATTCTTGTAAACAGAACCCCTTATAAAATGGTATATCACCAAAATTCAACTTCCATTGTTCTTCACCTGGAGTATGGAATACTCCTCTTATTTCTATATTCCCTAGCAAATTTTCCCTAAAGGGGAACAGGAGTGCACCCTGTCCAGCGCACACTCCCAATACCCTTAACTTTCTCATTTCTTATAACTTCTCAATTTGATGTACTTAATCCATGCAAATGGTTTACGATCTTCAAGGTAGTCCCAATCCCCATCATTGTTATGAGCTTCTTCTTCGAAACTTACATCATGATATCTCTCATTCTGTTTGTCCCATTTAGCAAAGCATAGGATTATAAGGTATTCTATACCATACCAGATATAGAAGAATCCAAGACCCAAGATTATTATCCACCAGAGAGATAAGTTGAATAATCCGCATAATACTAATCCCAGTGCTAATCCCATAACACTACACTCCATTTGTTGTACTTGATGAATACACTCGTGATTTATATCATCCATAGAGTATTCATCTTCATCTTTCTTGAAGAAAGAGTTATACAATAGAGTAACGGCTGTATAAGTTGGGAACAAAAGTAGTTTTGCTACCCAGCTATTAAAATGACATCTTTTCATAACTTGTTTTTAAAGTTTTCGTAAGCATTTCTTAACTTTTGGTCGTAAGCATTTTGGGCATAACCAGGACCATTATACTTCCTTGCGAAGCCTGCCCAATCCTTTTCCTTGAGATTCTTCAAACAACCAGAGGTATTCATGAAATAATACATCAGTTCCAGTTGTTTTTCATGAGATTCAGACATCTTATGAACAAAATCATAGACATCGCTACAGCTACAAAGTTTGTGATTGAAGCCCATGATTTGGAACATACCCCAACTTGCAGACTTTAATGCACATTCTTCATCAATTTCTTGGGCTAATTCGAGTCTTTTATACTCGTGTACACCACCAAGATACTTAGATTTATCCCATTTTGGATAAAATACCGTAGAAAATTTCTTACAAAGGTACCCCAAATCTCTTTCAGGGAACTTTTTATGAAACTCTTTGTGCATAATGTGACCTTCAAAGAGAATTTGAGGTCTGCCATCAGCTAAAAATCCATCTCTACCAGCTGCTTCTACGATTTGAACAGCTTTTAAGAGAGCAGGTTCTAGACCTAAGCGATTAGCAAGGTCTTTAATCATCTCATTTGTTAATTTATCCATAACCTATCAGTTTTAATGGTTCAATTTTAGTAACGAAAGTATTGCTTATAACCCATTTTTAGGATGTTTCAAGGTTCTATTATCATATATAATTTATAAATAATGCAATATGGACAAGAAAAATCGATGCCACATATGTGGCAAACCCATTAATTTAGAGGATTATGAGCCTACTTATGAAATTCCGCTCTTGATGAAGTCTGACCAACTCTGTTTTCATTGTGCTTTTTGGCATAAACGAGTAGAATATGACAAGGAGTTATTAAAACAGAACAAAGTTGCTCTGATAACTCCGAAGTATGACCATTGGATAGTCAAGGTACCGGGTACTATTTTAACTATTCCTACTGGGTTTAGTGGTCTATATCATGCTATGTTAAACCCAACTATGACCTACGCTGCTATACTTGATGAAAAACATAAGAGCTTCTCTTTAGTACAGACTAATAACGCCAGTCATCAAGGAGATATACCGAAGCCTCTAAGAGGACTTTTTAAAATTAATGGTATATTTTTCTATCCCCTGAACAATTCAAAGAACTTCAGGACCGTAGAAACATTACCTATGAATTTATTAAAAATAAGATTGATAATGCAATAAATATAAGAAATTATTTATTATCTTTGCATAAAGAAAATTTCTAATTAATACAGATATGAAAAAAGAAAAGAAAGAAATCAAAAAGCTCAGGGAAGGTGATGAAGTTTTCTTCTTACTTGATGGGAGACAAATCATGGAGAAGGTAACGGTAGAATCTATCGATAAGAAAGGTGGGTATGCTACCTTGAGTAATCGGGTAAAGGTTGCAAGAACACTTGGACCAGATGATACTTATTCAAGGTTAGATGGAAAGGATGGTAAGGTTTTACCTTTAACTGAGGAAAATGAAAAGGGGTTCTTGGCTTATAAAGCCTATTTCTCCATTAAAAGAAATATGGAGTTCTTGGATAAAAAGATAAGAAGTATTGGAGAGGAAGAAGCTTTAGATGTAATGATAGATTTCGATAAGAAGCTCACTAAGATTATTAACAAGTATTTCAAGGAGGAACAATGACTACAGTAATCGTTATCATCTATTTGGTATGCTTACCATTTACCATGTTCTTTGTAAAAGCTTGCCTGGATTTTTTACCACAAACTCATAAACTCCATTCTCTGGTATTATTTATTTCGGTATGGCTAGTTCTTCCATTGTTCCCAATCTACTTATTCTATAAGTTTATAAGATATAAACTCTTGTAGGTAACATAAAATAAGGGGTATTATACCCCTTATTTTTTTAATATGCCGGAATAGTTGTATCACTACTCGGTAAAGCAAATTGAGTTCGGTATACCCATCTAGTTGAATTAGAATCCCAAGTGTATAACCTTATTATATCACCGATATAGGCTGTATCGGTTTCACCAGGCGTAGATAAGTTTATGACTAAACCAGTAGACTTTTTATAGGTAAATTTATGAGATGTACCCAGAATACTAAAGGCGAAATAACCTAAGGAAGAATTACTATGGGGTACTTCGAATTCCCCAAATAAAGCACCGGTTCCATCAGTTGGTAAGTTTGTAATAGTTAATTCTATTTCGATGTCCGTAACTGGTATTCCTTGAGAAACTACAAAGGTAAGTTCCTTTCCTTCTACTGCTCCCTGTCTTAATACTAGATTCTTTCGACGACCTGTGGTTCCAGTATTAGGAGCTGCTGTTACCTTAACTGAGTACTTGGTATTACCTATAATTTGACTCTTTGGTGTAATTTCAACGGTTAACCAAGTAGGCTTTGAATCTACATAGGGTACTTCAGCTACCTTTGAACCGTCTGAATACAAAATATAACTTTCTACTTCTACCGTCTGTGTACCACCATCTGCTAAGAACATAATATTAGAGAGGGCCGGACCAGTAAATACATATTCTTGTACAATTACACCTGCTGCCTGAGATATATTAATGGTTATGGTTTTTCCAGATGAAGCTTGAGTAAGAGTTATGGTACCAGTTCTAGCTCCACCTAAGTTTGGCCTTATCTCTATTTCCAAGCTATAGGATAACGCATCATTTACTGCCTTCTTGGTAAAAATCCAGGTATCAGAAATATTACCATCAGAAGTAATTTTAGTAGTGAAGTCTATTAGGTCACTGCCAGTAACCTTACCATTTACTTTCGTATCTCTATAAGAGTAAATGGTAAGGGTTGTTTTGGTTCCTTCATAAGGAGCATTTATAGTTTGAGATGTAGCTCCCCTGGCATCAAAGGCCAGTTTTAGGGGGGGGGGATTATAATTTTCCATATATTTTTAAGTTAATTGTTCAAAACTCAGTGAGTAGTCATCTCCACCTTGATCACTCCATAGTTTGATACTAAAAGGTTCCCATAGGCCAGATGACAAAGGTAGTTTAAATACAAGGTCTGTATGGTCTGTAAGAGAGGCTGAGTAGGTACCGTTTACAAAGTTCTTTTCTCCATAGAAGGATATATAGCTTGGACTGTATTGCCCAAAGTTATTAACCTGGGTAGTATGTAATATGAAACTCTTAAATGATTTTTCGAATCCCTGAGAATTTCTCATATACATAGCAAGACCATTAGTTGAACCGGCCCATTTAAAGTACTTGGTATCATTATCAAACTCTACATAAGTATCACGACTCTCAAGAGAGTTACCATAACTTTTCATAGCCAAGCCCTTATAACGTCGTATAGGATTTGCTTTCTGAGTAAAGTTTACCTTACATTGTTTGTTTGATTCATTTTGAGTAAGGGTAATGACACCGTTCCTACTATCATTACTAGAATTTTCTTTATAGTGTATCTCGAATCCATCTATAGTCTGACCTATTATATATCCATAAGGAGGCTCATCTATAACATAGCCAACTTGAACAGAGCTACCGTCTTCTTTTCCATTGACCTTTCGAACCTTTAGAGAAGTTACTTCAATAGGTTCTATACCTTGTGTATAAGGAAATGTAAGGTTTAAGGTGGTTGCCCCCCCCGCTCTGAGATTAAATGTTGTTTTCTTTTCCATAATCATATTTTTGGTTTATATAAGCAAAGACTTGATATTGTAATCTAATACCCAAGGTGATATACCCAATGCTATGATATTATATAATAACGATGATATGAAAACTATGAACAGAGAAATTACAACCAAGAAGGTAGGTAAGCAAAAGAAGTTTACCAACTCATGCCCAGTAATTAAAGGGGAAGTACAGATAATGGTAGGAAGCCCAAAGTGTATTACCTGCCGATGGTTTGAAAGAAAATTTGAGAAGAATGGGAAAGTCTATATCCATTGCAATCGATTATAATTCCTATGAGAATAGGGTTATAGAGGATTACCTAAGGGATAATGCCGATAGGATAATAAGGAGCCTCAAGTTAATCCTTATAGGCTTATCTAGAGATACACCTGTAGGTCTTTGTTGGCAATTATCTATGTGGATGGTACGAGAGGACTACGAGGTATTTAAGGTATGGTTTACTCCTGATAGGTTTGGTATAGAGTACCTATATAAGACCATTCATTTTCCTGGAGTGAATTATGTGGATTATATCAAAGTAGTTAAACCTATAGGCATATTCAACTACTGGTATAAATATAGGATTGAGGATATACCTGAAAATGAAAGGTATAAATTCTATTGGTATCCATTAACCTTAGAGTTTAATGAAGTAAGGGCAAAGTTATTGGAGAAAGTGATATCCGAGTTTGAGAATGAATTTAAAGAGAAGTGATATATGGTGAAGGTTGAAGTAATTAAGGATGAACGGGATAAGAGAATCCTAAGGTGTTCTGAAGGCAATAGAATTTGGTATCAGATTTGGATTACCCAGTTGGATATGAATTGTATTGAAAGATACTTTGATGGCTATGGTGAAGTTAAGAGATGGTGGTTGAGGGATCTTCAGATATGGTATGTTTTCTTTTATGAGAAGAAATGTGGTAAGGTTAGGGGGGTTCTGGGGAAGGATAGGACTAAGGATTTATTGAGGAGTATTCTGTAGTAGGGTTGCCAGGGATATTGGGTCTCTGGCTTCTTTGTGTGTTTTGTGGGCATGTGGGATTTGTGTGTTCAAGGTATGCCCTTAATACGAGGTGTCAAAAAGTTGTGGTAGTAAATGGGGCGAACGGTTACGTTAAATTTAACATTCATAAATAAAAAGTAAGGGACAAACATTTATTTGCATGTCCCTTTGTTTTATGTTTTAATATTCTTCTTTGCAAACAAATAACTTTCGATTATTGTAAAAAACTTTTTTAGTAAAGTTTTCACTACTCATTATTGCTAAAGATATTAAAGTATAGGGAGTAATTAAGCAATAATGAAAATGAGAGCAATTTTCTACACATTTCCAAATATTAGAAATATTGTAATAAGTGTATTTGTCATAAGCTGACAAATGAGAAGTATCGAAAGACGTTACTATAATAAATTTGTTTTTAGTAAGCAAATAACAAATTAGTAACAAAGTGCTATAAATAATTAATAGCAATATTAAAATTAATATCATATACTTTAAAAATTATGATAGGGAGTAATATTACTCCCTATCTGATTAATACTTATTTTGCGTTCTTTTTTACGATTGAAAGACCTTTTATCAAAATTTCTTTCTTTTCTTCTTTTGTATTCTCTGATGCAATCGAAGAAAAAGAAAAATCATTTGTTACATAGACTTGTTTATAAAAGTCTATAAATCCCGCAATTAATTTCTTGTCTCCATTTGCAGCGATTGAAGAAAGAAAATTAAAAGTCACGTTTCTAAACTTTTTACGCAAAGATTTAATTTGCTTTTCGTTTGCACCTGCAAATAATTCTTTTTTGTAAATCTCTGTTTTTGTCCCTAAAGCAGTTTTGAAAAGACCTTCATTCTTTTCTTTTACGCTTTTTAAAACGTCTAAAGCAATTAAGCTATTTGCTTTTGCAGTTGCTTTTGCTTTACTTGCACTTACTTTATTTATTTTCTTTTTTGAAGAAACTTCTTTGTTAGTAACTGCATTAACGTTCTCAACTGAATTGTTTAAATTTTCACTCATAATAAAATGCTTGAAAAATTTTAAATTATTATTTTTATAACCTTTTCAATAGACTTTTCAAGACTAATATAACTATCTAATAAGGCTTAATTAAATGTCTCAATAAATCAAAGAACTATTTCTTTTTCTTGTTACAAAGATAACGTTTTATTTTTAATCTGCAAAATTTTTAAAGAAATATTTTCTTAAAAAGTTTTAATAGATTATTTATTCAAATATCGCTTTATCTTTCTGACATTGCAAAGATACGAATAATATTTTAAACTACAAACATTTTCGAGAAAAATTTATGAGAAAATGAATATTTTTATTTTCAAAATATTTTCTGTTAAATAAATGAAAAATTAAAAATATTGTGCACTTAATTATTGCACTTAATTTGGTGGCCCCGAAGGCCCAAAATTGGTACGCCTTGTAGTGGGCATATATGATAGGTATATATAATATACTATGTTACGTACGCCTGCCCTCTTGAGAGTGTATTATATATCTGTATATTACATATAGGCCCCTAATGGACTAAGGTGATAAAGAATTAAGGCCTTTTCCTATTACTGCCTTCTATAACACCTATGGCCTATATATCACTGGGGCCATATATAGACTTGGTAAGCCTTAAAGAAATAGGTTTCATAGATTAGCCTATATCGGCCTACTAAGTTAGGCTAAGTAAAACCCCAGGTACCTAAGTTAGGCCTGGGGCAATGTAGTTAATCCTTGAATAGGTAGAAGGTAATACCATAGGCGTTATAGGTATCCTCGGCAGTATCGGTATCAGCCATGGGTTCCTCTTCGAGAGAATTGAAGGTAAAGAATTCATCGTCGGTATTATAGTATACCAGGATTTCGGTTACCTTAAAATCTTGGATTAGGTTAGTTAGGTGTTCGAAGTAATCGGTTTCATCGTAGTGAAAGCCAGTGATAGAATTATCATAAGTATTAGCAATGTACTGATACCAAGGATAATATGAGTCATGAGTACAAAGATAAGCTAGCAATGAATTAATGATTGCCTGTGGGTTTTTCTGTCTGAAGGATGCTTGAGATGTTTTCATATCGGTATATTTTTAAATGATTAATACTATTTATTTTCTCTATGCAAATATACATATAATATATTATATATGCAAATATTGCTGGGGTACCTAAAGGTTATTTATCCCCGGGGCCATGAATGGAGATTGCCTTAACACAATAAGTCCTAGAAACTTTATAAATAATGCTAATATAAATACTAAGCAAATTACTTACATACTTACTAGGAATATTACCTAAATATGCCCCTTGAAGGCCTTAAATCCTATAAACCATTTAGCCATAAAACCTAATATTTTAATTGCCCAATCACAAATCCGATTACCTTTCCCCAACCAATCTATTATATAATAGCTATATAAAATGGCTGCTCAGGTAATCGGATTTAGGGGCCCCTAATGGTCGGATTTTGTGTACCTTTTAGCCTTTTTGTGATTGCCTTTAAAGTGGTGAGTAGTAGTGTAGTAGAGCTATATAGTATAGTGGCTATAGTGTAGTTGTATAGTAATAGGGTGGGATTCCCAATCCCCTACCCTTGGGGCAAAACCCCCGGCGAGGTACCTTGATATGTATTATTATATATGATTGGTAGTATATTGATTATATGTATATAAGGTAGGTGTATTATTATATGTAACGTAGTTAGGCTCTGTACGATTTTATTTATATATTTCTTTGTTGGGGAGGGTAGTGGGTATTATAGGTATAGGTGCCTATAGATGTAGGATATGAGGATTAGTGATGAGGTGTATAGGATTAGTATTATTAGCTGTGATATGATATATCTTATTTTGTTTGTTGGGTGGTGGTCTTTGTGGGCTTGGTAGGTGTCCTCATTCTGTATTAGGAAGAGGACGGTTATTACGGATAGGATTATTCGGATTATGTGATAGAGGATATTCATTTCTGTTTGGATTTTAGTTTGTTTTGGGTACGAAGTAACTTGTTAAATTGGGAGTTAGGTTCACAGAACATGTGTCCGAAGTTATTTGGTCTTAGTTTACCTGGAGTAGGGAAATGTTCACTCCATTTATCTTGACCGGGTATGTATACTACTTCTTTCCTTTTCTTTTTCATGGTAGTGATATTATATCGATTAGTGTTATATCTGTTAGGTTTACTTCGAGGATCTCTCTTAGCTTTAGCCTTATGTAGGTACTATGTTTATGCCAAGGGTTTATTTGTTGTTTAGGGTAGCGGAGGTATGTATTAAGTTCCTCAGTTCTGTACACTACGTTCATTTCTTCGCAGAAGCCTTCGGTAGTCCCAGGTAGTGGTCCCGGGACTTCGAATGATACTAAGAATTTACCTGATGTTAGCATGATTATAGTTCGTTAGTTAGAATTCTTATATCGGTTAATTGATTCATGTATTCCTCTTCTGAGGATATGTCAAGGCATTTGCATACTATGTAGTGACCGTACATGGATATACCTGATTCATAGCCTTGGTCCTCGTTTAGGAAGTTAGCTAATGGTATCTTATTTACTTCGATTATAGGACATATATCATTAGGGGTAGCTTCCTTATCATAGGTAGCAAAGTCATAAGTATCTGTATTATCGGTCATCGTAGCAAATATGTCTATGAGCCAGTTAAAGTCTTCTAGAGGTACATTGGCTAGCCATTCCCATCCGATTGGATAATCGTTTACTGTTATGATTGGTTCCATATTAGATTTCTTTTATAGCGGTGGTTGTACTAATAAGTTTTATCTCTTGACGTTCAAGGTGAACGTAATCGAAGTATTCTTGGATTTGTTCTATAGTTTCGAATGTTACATCTGGAGCATATACCCGATTTACGTCAATTATGATTTCCCTTTTAGCCTTCTCTATGTCTTCAAAGAATGAATGATAGCATAGGCTTACCTCATTGAGTACAGATTTGTCGGTAGTATCTTCAATGATTACTAAGGTTGTGATTGTTAGTTTCATATTAATATGGGTATTAGGTCGGTGTTAGCCGATGTTAATATTATGTCTATTATGTCTTCCGTTAAGGGTTTGGTACCAATCCCAAAGAAGTTAATGGCACAACCTTTGGGATTGGTGATTATGATTACGAATATTATGAAGTCTTTCATTTGAAATAATATTCGTATAGGTCCTCGATAAAGCTTTCTTCTTCGTCATCTAAAGTAGCATCTCCGTAATACTCTAGTACAAAGTATATGTAAAGTGGGCCAAATAGTAAAGTAAGTAACTTAGATTTGGCTTCATCGGCAATTTGTTCTAAGTCATCGGATTCATCAGTATCAAGTTCTGGTTCTTCCGATATTCGATTCATGTTTTCTATCTGAGTTTTTACCAGTTCCTTGGCTTGATTATGTACTTCTGGTGATAATGAATCTAAAGCTTGTTTGAATTCTTCTATGGTTATCATAATGGTTTAGCAATTATGGATATGAATCCTTGTGGATATTGAGTGTAGAATAATTGGTAGTTCCCTGTGGGCAAGAAGACTTGCATTATGTTTGCAAGTAATGGATAGATTTTCCATTGGTTTTCCTCTAGAAATTTGTTCCAGTCTTCTGATTCCTCTGGATAGTTCCCAGAAAGTTGAATATGATATTCTGTTTGTTCTGGGATAAATAGATTGGTTACTACCTGGATTTCGTCTGATTCCTTTTTGTATTGAGTAATAGGGTACCAGAGACCTTCAGTTTTCCATTTGTTAAGTTGGAACAGAGTCATGCCCTGTTCCAGTACGTTGAGTAATTTATATAAGTTTACCATAGTGATTATTTGTTTATTTGGTTAAGTAAGTCTGATACGTATAATTCGTTAAAGAGTTCAGTTTCCCGATGGTCCGTTTCGTATTTTTCGTCATCGTCTATGGGATAATCCAGGAATTGGAGATTAAGAGTTCCCATATAGGATTCATCCGGATTTGAGATTTCGTTAATTGATTGAGCAGTGTAACCAAAAGCATCAAGAGTTCCATCAAAGTAACCCATAATGTGATTTGAGATTTCGTTAATAGTTGTCATAAGAAATAAGTTTTGTGACCCTGTTCGAGGTCGGTTAATAATTATTATTTATTTTTCTCTTATGCAAATATAAGAATAATATTTTATTCCTGCAATAATAATTGCAATAAAGGGAGCCCAGATGTTGGTATTTCTGAACTCCCTGAAGATATATTAACTGGTTAGGGATTAGTATAATCCATCGGCCAATAACGGTTCCTTTGGCTTATTTAGTTTTTCACGTGAACGCCTTGTAGCAGCGTTCTCATAAGGTGTATATTCAAATGTACGTAGTTCCTCGTTATATGAAGCATACATCATTTGGTTACGGGTAATTCTTTTCTTGTAAGTTTTCTTAAGATTATCAAACCAATCTAGATACTCCTGTAAAGTATTAAAAGTTTCTTTATGCCCGTCTAATGATTTATCAGAGGATGAAGGTCTTACCTTCCATATAGCTTCAATATAACATTGATGCAAAGTTAGGGTTATAGAGTATCGGCACCAGGTACCTGCAAATATTGACCCAGTAGTAAACTCCATGTAATGTGGTACTAAAGGTTTTACCTTATATCTCGGTTTGTTCATCTTCTATTTCTCCTATTCCGTTAGCAATTAAGTAATCATAATATAGGTGTACATCGGTATCACCATAAGTCTCAATATAGGATTTAGCATCCTCGGGGTCTGCAGATACCCAGGGATATTCTTGTATTTGAGCCTGATGTAATTTTTGGGCCTGTTCATTTAAAAGTTCTTCGTTCATGATATTGAAAAGTTAAGTTGGAAAATCCAATGATTTTTATCCAGTTGATTAAATGATATGAACATACCATCATTATCGGTAAAGTCATTCATAAATTCGACTGCAGCATCGGCAATTTGATTCTTTTTTGTGAAGGAATCAATTGTTAGCATCGATTCGAATGTAAATGAGTAATATGTAGTTTCATACATATTGAATTGATTGATATCAATGCAGCAAAGTTTATGAACATCCTCTAGTCTATATAAAAGAACCATGAGAAGATTGTAAAGATTACCCTGTTCATCCGAATCAAGTTCGAATGTAGATTTCTTTTCAAGGAAATTGCGAACTACCTTAGTTAGTTGTTCGTCTTGATTGTTGATTACTGAGTTCGTTTTCATATTTTTGTCTATATTTAAAATTGATATGCAAATATAATCATTTTTATTTATATAGAAAATAATATCTATATTTATTTTAAAGTGGCTGAGGATGTGTACACGCTATGAAAGGCAGTGGATTAGACTGCCTTTCAAATATTAAGGTAACTGAGGAGTTAAGAGATATATAGCCTCTTTTATTATAGAACTTTTCTGTGATTCCATAAAAGAAGAGCCAGGTCCTTGTTTTTTCTTCTCTTCTTCAAATATCTCATGTATAGCCTTTTTCAAATTGGAAGCTAATCTTTCTGATAATTCCTGAGACCTTAATGAAATAAGGGTACCATTTCTTATCTCTTGCAGTTCTTGGTCATTATTAGTAATAGGATTTACTTCTACTAATTCCAATATACCAGCATAGTATTCTTCAAATACTTCATAACCCAGATGTTCTAAATCCATAAGAAAAGCACCAAAGTCTTCATATTCTAATTTAGTCCCTGCACATACATCGTAATAAACATGTATTAATGGGGTAAGCATTCTTCTTAGTTCATTGAAGTCACTTAACTTACTAATCTTATTGATTTCTTCGATAGGTATTTTGTATACTTTACCCTTTCTTAGTACTACCATTAGGTACATTATTTTCCGTATCGGGGTTGCTTTTTTCTCGTTCATAACTTAGCTTTTGTATTACAAGTTGTACGTAGGTATTTTTCTCTCTATATATGAACATTACCGAGAGTAATATTTCATATTTCGGTAGTATCATCTGTATGAAATTGCCTGGAGCAATTATAGTAGCAATTACTGGACTATCATCTTGAGAAAAGTTATCTAATATCATCTCTGCCCTCTTAATGGGTTCTGGTTTAGTTGGGTCCAAAGTTAGGACTGGAGCAGTTATACATTCTTTAATGCCCTGAGTTAGGGCATTATATAACCATTTATCCTTGATATCCTCTACTTGGAGAGTCTTCATTGTAATCATATTCTATATCGATTTAATGTCCATACTCCCAGAATATTAGAGAATACCCATAATTCCCAATCTCTGTAAGTCATACTCTGTTTACTAAACTTGGATGTTTGAAAAGTTATCTGATTGGGTGTTCTAGATAACATCTCGGCATGACAAGTAACCAAAGGAGTAGAAATTTTATCCTTAAAAGCTTGGATAATTTGGTCATCTGCCTTAGTTTCAAGTGAGGTAATTAACTTTATGTATTCTACCTCTACACCTTCTGACATAATTGCCTTTCTAAAGGCAAATTTCTCTTTATTTTCCATACGTATCATTTTTAGATAAGAACTCCTGAGCTAATTCGTCCTGAGTTCTTTCGATTATGTTTTTAACTATTGTTTGATTCTCTATAGGAGCCCAACCATACATCATGCCAAATTGAGCATCCATATAGTTGTCTATTTGGGAATTATCCTGGTTAAACAAATCCCATTGTTTTAAGAAATTCTCTCTAATTAGAGATAAGAACCTGGTATCATCTATTTCATTCTGAATTATGTAAGGTAAGATTTTGCTTCTAACCTTAACAAGTATTTCTTCCAAGTGTACTGGGAGACATAAACAATCGGGTATTTTAGAATAGATGTTCCTATTTGGGATTAACCACTGAAAGGTAAAATTATTGCTGAAATACCTGTGACAATTTGGAAACCTATGATTAAATATGAGAGCTACCTTAAACCGAAGTAAGTCCGGAACAATGTCATATATAACATAATGTTTCTCATATTCTTGGTATAAATCGAAATATAATCTTTCATCAAAGTTACCGGATTGTTCCATTAATTTCTGAATAGCTAAGTAGCAAGGCATAACTGGTTCTCTGAATGTTAAGTTTCCCTTATTAAGTTTGATAAGGTTCTTGCAGCATCTTTTTCGTTTGAATAATCTCATGTTTTAAAAAGTAAAGTTAGTATATATGTCTCTTGTTCCCTTAAAGAACTTCTCATGATTAGTATCATCGTACTTATGGCAAGCATAAGTTTTTGATGACTTATCATAATGGTCTCTTACCCATACTGGAGCAGTATCTGTGGGTTTTAATTTAAAGTAAGTACCTTGATTAACCTGGTTAATCTTGGTTTTGTGGTAATACTGGAGTTCCATATTTTTGTCTATATTTAAAATTGATATGCAAATATAAAAATAATATTTTAATAATGCAATATCCAGATATATCTACTAGAGCTTCCTATTTCTGAGGAATTGGGCTGCAAATGAGCCATCATCCTCTTCCTTAGGCTCATCCTCATATAAGTAGAGTTCTGGGTCTTCCTCATCTGGGTCTATACGCATTTCTATTTCCCTACGTATTTCATGATGTTCATCAGGGAATAATGACATAGCTCCCTTATAGTCATCAGTGATTTGCATAAGCTCTTGCTTATTAAGGTTAAGACCTTCCTTACTTGTATCTACTCCTTCTTGTTTAGTAGCAACTACTTCGGGTAATGAAGCTATATCATACCTATCCTCTAATAACTTAGCCTCTTCAGTCTTATCTAATATCCTTTGAGATTCTAATACAATTTGACGTGCCTCATCAACAGTGATAGCATTTTGTTGAGTTACATTATTCTGTTGATTAAATTGAGCAAAGATATTAGTTGTACTTCCTCCAGTAAGATTACGTACAATAGACTGTAATGAGGTAGAGGATTCCAGTTTTAATTTCAATGCCTTTCCCAGCTCGGCAGATATAAATGGCATATACTTTCCACCCTGGGATTCTCTTAAGATATTAACCTGATGAGCTATCTCCATACGATCTTCTAATGCCCATGCTAGTTGTTCTCCCATTAATGCTTGCAATAAGTCTTCTGCCTTATCTTTATCCCATATTCTAGAGCTTAATAGCCTATCCCTCATAAATACACGTATGTAGTTAATATCTATACCCATACGATATGAGAAGGTATTAATATCATACGTAATACCACATAATACACCATTACCCATCAACCATTGATTGATGATATAATTATGTATCTTCATCAAAAGATTGTCATCTGGATTCTTTTGATATTCTAATGCCATAGCTGTAGTCCCCATAGGTCTTGGGAATCTTACAATCTTATTTTCTTTTTCTGACATACAAATGAGATTTTCTAATATCCGAGCTTTCATCATAACCCTTATACTCTAAATCGTATTTTACATACAGATTCATAGATACGTTATAGAAATACCCCTTATACTTATTCTTATTCACTAATAAATTAAAAGGTTCACCAGAGATTAAGTCCCTGGTGAATACCAAATTTCCTTTCCCAGTAATAGGGATTTTAAGGCAAAGGGAATAATCCCCTACCCTAAATTTATTCCCATGCAGGTCTGTGATTTCTCTTACCATAATTTGCCTTTTTAAGGTTCGAAGGTTTTTTGTCTTGTTTACTACGGTAAGGATTATTAGGCCTTGGGTCATTTTGGATAATCCCTTTCTGTTCTTCGATTAACCTTTGTACCTCTGGGAATAATTTTTTCCTTAGAGGTACTATCTGTGTAGCGAAAAAGGCATTCCATAATTTCTGAGTAAATGGTCCCCCTACCTTTAGTTTTGAAATTGCCCAAAATTTGGTTTCGAAATTCTTTATTATTTCCTTAAACCGATAGTAATAAATGTATCCGCACTTTGGATTTATACCTATAGTGGTGTTTTGGCAATAATCTAGAAAATCTTTACCTAATTCGGATATAAACTCTTCCCTTTTGAAATCATAATTCTCTTGATCGAGTTTAAATAGTTTGACATAATCTATTGCTTCCATATAACTTTACTTTGTGATTATTAACTTGGGATGTTCATCAGTTATCTGAAATAAATATCCCCTTATATCATCCTCATAGTATGAGGACCAATAAACCCTTCTAATTCGAAAATTATCAAGGATTGCCCCTTTCGGTATACCCGTAACATAAAGCCTATGCTTAGGCATCATAGGGGTTATTTCAAATTCACCAGTAGTGAGTAAATTACCATAGGTACCATAATCTGGCATATTACCAGTAAAACCTGTAGGTTGTAATACATTCATTACTAAGGTGGTTTGTGGTAATTCTCTTTGATTACATTTAATTATCAGTTTCGATTTACCTATATATAGGTCTTTTACTATTGTCCCAAACATTTGTATATAATTATGTGAGTGATACCATTCTTCTTGAAGTAGAATTGGTTCTGTGAACGTTCCTCTAACTTCTTTAATTCCCTACGAGATTCAGTACAAATCCTTTCTGACTTCCGAAGTATATCAGAAATATTATCCCAGATAGGTGCCATAGGTTCTACAGGACCTGCATAAACAATTTTGTGTTTAGCATCAATCTGAGGATATTTGGATTTATACTGGTATTTACCCTTGCAGTAAAGTACGTTATATCTTTCGATTCCGTTTCTTTTTTCGTTTTCCATTTTTGTTATTATCTATGTAATCGGATATGTCATCAAGCTGCCCTAATAGCAATGCTTGAATAAAGATGTGTATAGGCCTAAAAAAGAAGCTCCTTACGTTATGAGGGTTAATATACCAATCATAAACTATGAAGAACTTCTTTATCTTAGAATGCTTAAGTGAATGCTGAACTAACCAAGATTTACAACAACGTTTATGTAATTCGACAAGTTCTTTATCCTGTTTAAGCATCTCCTTATCAGAGAAGATAGTGTAATCCATTTTGTATGAATTAAAGTGCCCGGGATAAATGACCTGGGCACTTGGTTAGTAAAGGGTTATGCAACTTGTTCTGGTTTGAGGACCTTTTTCTTAAAGTCCTCGTATGCCTTAGCCGCAGCCTTGAATTCCTTTGAGTTAGAATCCTTGATACGTGCCATGGCAAGTTCCAATCGATGGAGTTCATTACGAGTTTGTTGTCTCCATTTCTTCCGGGCAAGTGTGTCTACTACATCCTCGGGATATACGTATTTTACTTCTCTGTTGGAGATTACCTGTTCGATGATGGAAGGTTTCTGTTGTTCTTTTACCTCCTTGACTACCTGTTCCTTTTTAGATTTGGCAGGTTTTTCCTTTGGAGTGAGTTCTACCAATTTAGCATTGGCAAAGGATTTGGCAGCCTCTTGAGCATTTTCTACCAATTCCTTTTTAGTCTTTTTGGCCTTTTCTTTAGAAGCCTTAGAAGTCTTAGCATTCTTAATGCCTTCAAGTTGTTCTGCAACCTTGTTGCTGATAAGGTTAGTAACCTTGTTTTCATTCTTTTTCATAATGTCTATATTTAAAATGTTAGTAAATTGATTTCTCTATGCAAATATAAGAATAATATTTTTAATACAAAAATAAATCAAATAAATTTTTATATTTGCTAAGGTTAATCGGTTAGGAAATCAAAGACCTCTGGAGGATAGTTTATTTCGTCCTCTGGGTCATTGATGTAATTTTCGTATTCGTCGTTATATCTATCGTAGATGTTCTCGGTTTTAATATTGGGTACCCGAGTACATTTTTCAGGATATTTCTTTACGAATTCATAAGCTTCTTCGGTAGTCATTATCTTATCCGATGTAAATTCATAGGTTACATAAGAGTAAGATTCACCCAATCTAGAAACTTCATATTGTTGGTATCCAGATTTCTCAATCTTATATAATTGATTTTCTGGAATCGTCTCTATTTCTACCCTATATTTATACCATTGCTTAGATATCTTTGGTTTTATATCTAATGGTTCGGGCCTATTAAACTCAGAAGGAGCAATGCTCACTTCTTCTGTAGGGGCATTATATTTAGTCCCCAAGTAAAGTAGCATTGCTCCCATGGCAATTAAAAGACTTTTTGTAACCTTAGTTCCTGAGTTCATATCCGGTAGTTTTAAACTTATCCTTGATATTACTGTTCAAATATTTACCTTTGGATTCTGATTGGTGTAAACCATTGCAGATTTCGTAAGGTACCTTATCATAGCGATATACCCGGTTATTTTTAAAAGCAACCCAAAGTTGTTGTTTCTTTGAGTCATAACCAAAGCCCTCAATGTTAGAGGATTCACAAGGAATCATTTCAACTCCAGTGTTCATTTCAACTGATTCTAAGTATTCGTTCTTTTCCATGTCTATATTAAAATTTTAAAAGTGTTAATTCAGGATGAAATTTAAGATGTGACTTCTGGAATATTGCCCAAGTTCCCAATACTCCTTGAGAGTTGGTATGTACCCATTCATCTTCCATACGGAATAGGATATGTGAACATACCAGCATCTGATATTCTGAGATTGTTTGAATTAATTGGGGTGTTTGTTCAATATCCACATATAATTGTATGTGTTCATCTAATGCCAGGATGATTTCATCATTATCAATCTGAAGAAGTTTCTTGATTAAGTCATCGGCAATGTTATTGCCATTAGATACCTCTTCCTTGATTGAATTTAGAGATTCAATCTGAATGCCAGCAATTAGCTTGATGATGTCTTTTGTTTCTTTGTCCATAATTAAAAATTTTCTTTATGCAAATATACGAAATTTATTTTATATAAAATACTCTTTTAATAATTACTGAGGTATAGGTTATCGGTTGATTGCCTCTTCTATTTTATCCTTGATAGAATCAGGGAATACTACATCCCGATACCAACGCATAAAGAACTTAGAGGGTTTCTTTTCTGGATTGAGAAGCAATTGCCTTTGCTCTGTAGAGAACTTAATACGTTCTTCTTCAAGCATATACTTAGGAAGTTTAGTAAATTCTGCCTGAGAGAAAGATAATACGTTCTTTCCAGTTTGTGCCCTTAGAGGTTTCTTCCTTTCCTTATATAGGTACGGAATAATCTTTTTCGACGGTCCGTTAAGGATGCTGAAGCCGAAGATAACCATCGGGTCGAATTTATCTGCCTTGGGATCTTTTGCTCGTTTGATACATCTTGCCATCCAGGAGAATGAATTGGGATATTGCTTATTGTCGGTTGCTTCTCCAACATCCTTTTTATCGAATTCGAATCCGGGAAAGTGATAAAGAAAGTCCTCTGTAAGAATGAATATAAATCCTAATTCTCTTAGGTATTTTATAATCTCTTGTTGGCTTTTACCTTCCTCAACCATTTTCTCTACATCTGCAAGGATATCTTCCCTTGGTGATTCAAGATTTTTAACCGTAGTCCCTGCAGGTCTTCCTCTACCAGCAGTAGGTGCCTTAGCAGGTAATACCCCAATTAACCTATCTAAGTATTCTTTAAAGTTATCTACATCTTGTTTATTAGTAAGAGTTACTTCTACTCTTATAGGACCCTTATGCTGTACCTTTGGACCTGAGTTCATCTCAGTATAAGCATCTACTAACCTATCTGATAAAGGGGTACCATTCTCGGATAGTGTAGTGATTCTTAGTTTTGGTTTATATACTTCTTGTTCCATATATTTAAGTGTGAGTAAATAAAAAGGCCTGAACAAAATTGATTGCCAGGCCTTTTTCATTATTAACGAATACTTATATAAAAGGGATTAATCCTCTTCTTTTACGGCCTTTTTCTTCTTTTTATCTTTGGCCTTTTTCTCTTTCTTTTCCGGAGCAGGAGCAGGTTTTTCTTTTACCTTCTTTTCCTTTTTCTCTTTGGTTTCCTTCGTTTCCTTAGGAGCCTTTCCTGAAGCAAGCTTTCTTTGCTCCATACGATATTTCTTTTTTTCGGCAGAAGTCATCTCCCGGCCATCGATAAGAGGATAATCATATTTGGTAGCAGCTTTACCGGCAGATTTCTTTTCTTTCTTCTCTTTGGTTTCAGACTTCTCTTTCCCTTTTTCTTTACTAAGTTTTACCAATTTCTTGGTATTCTCTTTGTCACCTTCAGGGTAAGCAGCAGCGACCTTATCCCGTTCCTTATTTAGCTTGTTTACAAGTTCGGTAACCTTTTTACCGTGTTTCTTGTCCTTGGTCCAATCTTTAGTTGGGTCCAACTTGTTCTCTTTGAGATAAGTGTCTAAAGCTTTCTTAGCCTTGGTGAGTTCCGGTGTCTTAGATTCCGGCTTGCTCTTCTTTTCTTTCTTAGCCATTTTCTTATAATTTTGGTGAATAATTGAATTTCCGATTTACATAATACCATAGTTATACTTCCCTAATTTGGGTTGGGATTTCCTTAATTTCTAGGATTTCTATATTTGCATTTTCCAGAATAGCCCTTATTTGCAATATGTCCACTACTTCTTGCTGAGTAATGTTAGTAAAAGTTTGTTCATAAGTTTTATCTCCAACCTTATATAACACAGTAAGTATAATACCATTAAGTTTTTGGTTTAACTTATCCATCAAACCTTTTAGTTTCCTTTTAAGATAACCCATCCTTAGCTTATGCCTTTGCCAATCACCTTTCTTCCCCTTTGAAAGTGCTACGCTCATTTGGTATTGGGTAAACTGAATATCATTTCTGGTTATCTTAATACTTGATAAGAGAGTTCTTATATTTACTTCTTCCATTTGGGCCTTTGTATTACTGGGTTAACTACTTCCTGGGTTTCTTCTGATAGCATTATTCTTGCTTCATTTATTATATCTAAAGCAAGTTCCCTTTCATCGGGTTCCAGGTTTAATTGTTTATCTTCTAGTGCATCAGTATAAGTATTTATTAAATTATCTAATGCAAGTATTCGAATATTCTTTCGAATTGCTAATTGTTCCTTGTCCATAAAGTATCCCTTTTAAAGATTAAAAGCCCACTACCTTCACAGGCAATGAGCTTTTGAGTGAACAACGTCCTAAGTGTAGGATGTTTGCTAACTATGAATTAACTAAACTTTAGCAGATACATTACTCGCTGTATTAGCGTGAATTAATCTTCAGCTTCCTCTTCGGCATCACCTTCTTTGTTCTTCTTGTTTTTCGGAGAACAGATAACACCATGACCTTTCTTTGACTTCACTGTCAAGTTTCCGGGAACGAATGCCACTGAAGTAGATACCGGTTTACCATCGGTAACCAAAACTGAAGTAACTACTACGCCCTGATAACCTTCTTTGTTTTTTACGGCATAACCAAAGTTCATTACCTTGGATTTGTCGTTGATTGCAATGATATCAATTTGCTTACTGTTAGGACGTTGTTCAGCGGGTCTGTTTTTTAGAGCCTCTTGACGAGCTTTACGTTTTGCTTCTTTTTCAACATCCTTTTCTTTGTCACCTTTTTTCTTGGTGTCAGCTTTCTTTGTTGCCATTTCTTTTAATTTTTAAATGTTATGTTACTAAATAGTTTTAAAAGGGAAGGTCATCCCTTGGGTCGTCTCCTTCCCAGTAATATTTCCTTCCCTCATAGTCTCTTACTTTTTTCCCTTTTTGCCCTTTCCCTTGGCTTCTTTCTTTGCCGGAAGTTTGAGACCCAATTCTTTGGCGATTGCCTTACGAAGTTTTTCGATGTCGTCTTCTTCGTAATCGTCCGGATCGGTTTCAAGTTCTTTGTCATCGCAGACATCTTCGAGTTCTTCGAAGTCCATTTCGGCAAGGTCTTCACCGGTCAGTTCCTCTTCTTCCTCTTCCTCTTCCTCTTCTTCCTCTTCTTCCTCTTCCTCTTCCTCTTCTTCCTCTTCCTCTTCTTCCTCTTCCTCTTCTTCCTCTTCTTCCTCTTCGGATTCAGAACCAAAGAGTTCTTCAGCTTCTTCGGCAGTCAAGGTAATGGGAGCCGGGATGATTTTTACTGAGCCATCTTCGTACTTAATGATAATTGCACCATTGATTTCTGTTCTGGAAACTTCTTTCAGTTCCACTTCTTTTTTCTTCTTAGCCATTTTCGTAATGTTTAAGTTGGTTAATAAATTAATAAATATATCACTCTGTTATAAGTTTCTGATAATTACCGTTTCCGGGATTTTCGTTATCACTGTTAAATTGTTTAATCTCATCTAGAGTTGTTTTCAATTCTATCTGGGATTCTATAGTTACCATTTCGGATTTAACCTCCTTATGGTGTTTATCGTAGGTTACCTTTTTAAAGGTCTTACCTATGAAAGGGTTAATGGGTCCATGTGTTACTAACCCTACCTTTGATAATTTATCATTCATTGCTATACCTAATTTTAGTTATTCCGGGAATACCAACCTTACCAAATACTTCGGTATAGAATTTGTATTTCCCCTTTTGTATTGATTTATAGTTATCTGATAGTCGAATTGGGTATACCCATATCTTATTTTCTATCATCCTATTGGTCATTATATAAGCATAAGAACTTCTAAGCTTAATACCCTCCAATGATATAAACCCTTGGAACAAAAGTGATTTCTTGATGAACCTCTCTTTTGGCAAATACCCAATAAATTTAAGTGATGCCTCATCGAATATATCAAGCATATCCCTTTGTGCTTTGATAAATAGTACCTTCTGTATTGGGATGTTCATTTTCTTTCTTAAATATAAAGCCAGTGAACTTACCAATGGAGGGTACTGTAAGGATAGGAGATTAAACTTATTCTTCTCCTCTTGATTCAGCCTGTTGTAAATCCTGTAGGATAGCAAGACGGACCTGTAATCTCTTTTTGTGGAGATGCTCGGTAGATATGCCCTGCCGTTGTCCATAGAGTTTAATTGAGTACCTTTCATCGAATTCCTTTCTTCCTTTAGATTTAAAGACCCGGTGCATTTGAACCATGAATCTTCGCCTCCTATGTTTATCTATGTGATATTCATCGGGTATTATGAATTTCTTCGCTTTTACGAATTTACCTTTATACCAGAATTTAGTGTAACCCCATTTGAATCGGTTACCATTCATGTCGGATAATTCTCTAATACCTTGCCTTATTAGTTTCCTTCCAGATATAATATGGATATACTGTAAGACATCTACCCCATAAATATAAACTAAGGTAACCTTAATATGGTGTCTAGAGAAATAAGGTATACCGGTTAAATGTTTCCTGTATAAACTTTTCTCAGTTACATACTTATTAGTGGTATCTGGTCTCCATGTCCATATATAATATCTATCTGGTCTTATCGGTCCATTATTTCCTTCCTTTAGCTTTACCATTGATAGTCCTCTTTGCCATTCTATACCAAAGGTTAATAGATTTCTCGTTTGCTTCAGGGAATTTCTTTTTCATTCTCCGAATAATCCTATCAAGTTCAAAGCCTTTTGAAGTTAATTCCCATACATAGGATTTCTTTGTTCCCTTGATAAGATTAAATTCATCCCTTTCTCTTGGTGGCTTTTTTTCTCGAGGTTTCTTTATCCCAGGGACTCTTTTTGTTTTTCTTTTCCCATTATCCCCTTCTTCTCCAAGAAACCCAAGCCTTAATCTTGAATTTCTTAATGGGTCTTCTTTTGAATAGCCAATGTTTTCAAGTTGCTTATCCATCCAATCATCATACTTATCAATCAATGATTTATCAGGTTTTTCTTCTGATGATTGGATGTAATGTAGTAAATCAAAAACTCCGGCAGAACAAGCATCTGGGAAAGGCATACCCAATATGATAGCCTTTCTCTTTAAATCCTTGTAAGTCATGTTTCTCCCTGATGCACCCAAGAAACTTGATTTCTCTTTGGATGGGGCTTTCATGTCTTTTTTGCTCTTTTTTGCCATATCTATTATATTATTTAAGTATTCATTAATTCGTATGCAAATATAAAAATAATATTTTAATTAAATATCTATTTCTATTTATTTTTTATAAAAAGCCGAGGTTTTTGCCCGTTCTACGGCAGTAGATTTAGGTTTCCTTGGTTTTCTGTGTGTATGAATGTTATAGGCCATATCCAATTTCTTGATATTGAATTCTATGTTATTTACTTGATTATAGTTTACTGCTTTTTCCACACAGCATCTGTACTCTGGCCAGAATTTTTGCCCAAGCTTTACTGTACCAGTTTTAATCATAAACTTAGATACCATAAAACCAAAAGTATCGGCATCATCTTTATTTTCGAATACATACATATAAAATCTACTAAATTCACTAACTACCTCATCCAAAGGTCTTATTGGTAATAGCAAATAACCATCGGTATATAATTCCTCTGATATTAAAGCTACCCAGTATTTCTTCTTACCAGGTTTTACCTTATATCTAAACCTTTCCCTAAGTTTAGTGTGCATCCAATCTGGCACTCTATTAAGTAAGTATTTGATGTATATCTTATCTTTTTTATTAGACCTCCTCTTAAATGCAGAAGGTTGTTGTAGCATCCTTGGAAGTATTCTAAAATTATTCCATCTATCAAACTCAAGAATTAATCTTAGAGTATCTAAATCCCATTCGTCCTCTGAGTCTTTTAACCTCTTCATGTTCCTCTCTATATTTTTAGAGTTCACTTTTGGAAGTAATTGAGCTGAGTCCCCAGTATATAAACTGGCTTCCTTTCTCTTCAAACGTTTCTCTAAACATCCTTCAATATAATCCTGGAAGTTCCTCTCGCATGGGCAATCTGGTCGAAAGATAGAAGTGTGTTTCTCAAAAAAATCCGAGAAAAGCCTAAAAAACTTCTCAGACCTTTCTCGGATTTCAAGATATTTATAATGAGATAACTTTAAAATTTCACCAGCTTCCCATGAAGATTTACTTTCTGATAGTTGAAGGAATAATGATTGTTGTTCTTTATCAATTAAACAACTCCATGCTTTTTGTTGAGCTTCGTTCATCATATTAACTTCTTCTAAAATTCATAATAGTATCTATTGCTTCACCGGTAATCTGATTTGGGTCGAATTCTCCCTGATTAGCATAAAGCCTATCTGGGTCATGATTCAAATATACGCTATATATAACATTGTCAAAAGGTAGCCATACTTCCATCTTACCCATTTCTGGGTATATCAGTACTTTTACCCTTTTACATAGATGGTCAACCTCTAACACTGTAGCATCTATCCCTTCATAAGGATATCCTCTTAACACTAAGTAATCACCAGGATTTACTTTAACCAAATCCTCAACTGAAAACCTTTTGTTCTCTTTTGCTAGTCTTTTAAATCTCCTTACTTCTTTCCTACTGCATGTAGCTACCAAGGAAAAATCATCAAAATCTTCTGAATTATCTATTCTTGCCTTTTTCTTTCTCTGGTGCATGGTTTCAGTATTTCGTAACCAACTTCTAATACCAGATATACTTCTCTTTAGTTTATTCAAAAAAGGTCTAGAAAAGGCTAATTCAGTTGGCATTCTCATAAAACCATAATTAAACAGTACCGGTACTTCTTCGAATACCATCTTACCTTTTATGGTTTTTCTTAGTACGTTTACTGTAGGTATAATTGCTCTTACTTGGTTATACCCCTTTTCTTTCAGTTCCTTATTAATTCGGTCACAGTACTTTCTTTCAATATAGAATATACAATATGAATATGGGGTATGCTTTTTCATAAGTTTAGGAGTTTTTAAGAATTGACTTTGCTTGTTTATGTACTAACTTATAGTTTACATTCTCTAATATATTACTAGCCATGAATACATAAAGAATTTCGTCTATTTTAGGTACATCTATTACCATGATATTACACTTATCAAATAATGGCTTATAAAATACTGGAGCAAGTTTCTTACCTACTACAAAGAAAAATTCTTCTGAAGGCATAGAATTATATCTCATACAGAGAATAGGAACCTTATTTGCCCTTTTAGCATCTTTACTTGCTTGTTCCCAGAATTTTAATATATCGCAGTTTTTATTACCAAGTAGTATATGTTCAAACTTAATCTCTTTGTAATTTTTACACTCAATGGATATCTTACACCTATGAGCATGTTTTTCATCGGTACACGTTAAATCTGAAGTAGAATCTTTGTTCGTATGCCAAGCTCCTGAGCCTGCTCGATTCCTCTCAAACTTAAACCCGGTCCACTTTGTGAACCAGGCTCCTATTTTTCTTTCAAATCTATTTCCCTTATTCTTAGAGTTCATAATATAATGGTGTATTGTATTTTATATACCATTATAGTAATTGGTACCTACTCAGGCCTTGGGTCTTTTCCACTTGCAGGATTTTAGTATTACCTAACGGAAGTGAATCTAAATGGGTTATCAAGAACAATGTTTTTTCTTTGAATATGTGACGTATTAGTGATGTAACTATTTCAACATTATCCGAGCTTAAAGATTCGAACACCTCATCGAGGAATGCTAAGTTGATACCTTTAGAAGCGGTCAAAGCTTCATTCATTGCAAATGCCATTGCAACATTACATAATTGTTTTTCCCCTCCGCTAAGTTCATCATAATCAATTATTTGCCCATCTCTTTCTATAAGAGTAACAAATTCTTTTCTAGCAGTCCCCAAATCAATATTAAACTCAATCCTAAATCCCAATACTTCTGAATACTTTTCTAAACATTTATTCAAGAACTCAAGAGAGGAATCGAATAAATAAGCTTTAATCCCATTATTGCCCAATGGGTCATTGATTAACCAATTGTAATTCTCAAGCTCTAATTCTTTGTTGTGAAAATCCTCATCAACTTTCCGTAATTTTTTCCTAATCTCTTTAAGTTTTTGTTTATACTTGGGAGACATGACCTTAAGCTTTTCCTGTTTGAGCTTAGCCAAACCTTCATCAATAGAAGCAATATCAGAAGCAATATCATCACAATCAGATTTTAATTTCCTATACCTATCATTTACACTACCAAGTTCCTCTAACCTCTCTAAAGCCTCTTGATACTTTTTATCATATTTATCAAGGTCAGAGAACGCTTTATATATTGATTTAGCATCACGTAATGCACGTTTGTAGTGACCTGCCTCTAACTGTATTACTAATTCCTTAATTACCGTCTTAAGAGGTACATTGGATAAACTCTTAGCATCTTTTATCTTACCCCTTAAATCAAGGATTAATTTGTTTTGTTTCTTAATCTTTATCTGAAGTGAGGCATCTACTTCATCTTTAATCTGTTTTTGTTTTTCAATCAGTAACTTAGTTAGCTTCTCCCTATCTTGTTTTAGTTCTTTCCTTTCTTCCCTAATCTTTTGTTTGAAAGATTTTTCCCTATCTCTCATATCAAAGTAAGCCTCTTTATTAGCCTCTAATTCTTTCTTCAGCATTTGAGACTCATGCTCTACTTCATTTATCTGAGATATAAGGTTATTCTTATCCTGCAATGCAATGCCCTTAGCAAGATTTAAGAACTCTAAATCAAATACTTCTTCGAATATCTTTTTCTTATCTGAATTAGACTCTTGTATAAGTCTCCTTATACCCTGGCCAAACATAATTGAATTCATGAACAGAGTATACGATAAACCTATTTCTCTATTTATTGCATCTTGTATCTTACCTTTCCCTTTTATATCAACTACATCGCCATCCTTAATAAATACAAGTCTGTCTTTACCTTTAGCCCCATCATCGAGTACTCCTTCATATTTTTGACACCTTAGTATCTTATAAGTATGTGAGTCTTTTTGGAAGTATATTTGTACCTTTGTACCTTTATAATCTTTAGGTCTTACTTGTTTCCAGGTATTTACCTCAGAAACTCCCTTTAGATTCTTCCCATATATTGCCCATACCAAAGCTGAAAGGATAGTGGATTTCCCTTTGCCATTCGGAGCTTTGATTAGTATGGTACATTGAGTATTCAATAACAAATGTAGGGATTCTATTGAACAGAATCCCTCTGCATCCATACTTAGAAATGTTAACATGATTCAGCTTTTTTAAGTGTTTCTATTAAAAGATTGGTTTTAACCTCATCTTTTATACCTTTCTCTTTTAAGTATCTCTTTGCTAGAGTTTTCTTAGAAAGTTGCTTAGTAATCTTATGTTTATTATTAACTGGAGTACTAGTTTTTTGGGGAATTACCGTATAATAATTGCCATCATCTTTAATATCCTCCTCTGATTCTACATCAATAAATTTCGGAAACTCTTTTAAAGGGATAAACTTCATGGATAAATCGGAATATACCTCCCAATACCCTAATTTACAACCTCTATCAGTTCTTCTTTGATGATTGGGTGCACCTATCATATAAACCTTCTTTGATAACCTTTGGGGTTTATGTATATGTCCACATAATACCAAGTCAAATTTGTTTAGAGTATTCACATTCAGATTTTCTACAGAATCAACCTCCCTGCCATCAGTATCTCTTGCTCCCGGGTAATCAGTATGAAGAAGTAAAATGTTCTTTACATTCTTATCTAATTTGAGTTTCTTAAGATATTCACTTAGACCCACATTATTATCAATGTACGGTACACCATATATATGGTAATCCCCATAAGAAGCATGTTTATACCTATTACCATCAACGCATATCATAAAGGGTTTCCAAAATATATATGGCCATCCTTTTCGTATATTATCAATTCGATTAATACCTTTCAAATCATGATTGCCATTTATGTATATCAGATTCCATTTATATTTAGTAAGCTTTTCAAACTCTTCTTCTACGATTAAGGCCAAATCCTGATCTATTGACTCGGGTTTATGAAACAGATCACCACAAAATAAAGCAGGACATTTATACTTTTCACATTTAGAGGCAATAATAGACAGGACCTTGAAAGAGTTCAAGGTCCTATTATTGTTCTCATTAAACTTTGCCCATAAGTTTATGTGCAAATCCGAGAATGCTATAAATACTACTTCTTTCCCCATATCCGGTTTATATGATAGTCTATTTGTTCTTTTCTTTCTTCCAAATCCAGACTTGATAAACATAATGTGGATATTTCCCAATCTGCAAGAAGTTCTCCCATCAACGATGATATCTGAATCTGAAAGAATCTATTCGTAATTCTCTTCTTATTATCTTCCATTGCCCAATCAGAATAATTACAAAGGTTTAGAGGAAGGAAGATTGCTAAATCACATTGGTCTTCCATTGATGCTTTACAACAACCTATAAAGTGTTCTAATTCGCATTCCGGAATAGTTCTAGATTGTTTATACCAAAAATATGCAGCCAGGTCAGCATAACTCCTATCTGTAACAAATTCCTCTTTACCTCTAAAGAGTCTGTTTCTTAAACTAAGGAGTTGATAATCTGCCGTTTGCATTGCCTGAGAACCGAGTGATAATACCTCATTATGAGATAAATCTTTCATAGCCGGTAATAAATCCGACATACTACCTGATACAAAAGGTATGTTTTGTGATTTAGCCACGTATTGTGCTAAAGTGGTTTTACCTATCCCAGAGGGACCTACAAACATTATTCTTTTAGTCATGGTGTAATGCTTTAAATGGTTTTATAAATTCATTTGTCAAGAAAGATGCTAAAGAGTATTCGATACATACTTTCTTGAATTTCTCATATTTAAACTCCCTTTTTGTTTTTAAGGGCAATTCCTTCAAAGGGTTATGTCTTACAAACCAGAAAAGGTCAATCAATTGCTCATTCCTTTTCCAAATCTGAAGATATTCTTTGTTCTTACTGTGAGCAATGAATTTTTCAATCCTACCTTCATCAAGGATTTTCCTTGCTTTTACTGGACCTATTCCTGGGAACCCTGGGATATCATCGGAAGTATCCCCAACCATTGCAAGGTATTCTACCGTCTCATGAGAATGATATCCGAATAGTTCTTTACAATTATCCATCCTTATCATCTCATCCTTTCTCGGATTATATATCCTTAGGTTGTTTGATAGCAACTGATTAAAATCTTTATCTGAGGATATCAATATCATTTTCTCGGATTGGAATTTTTTAATTGCAAGGTATGCTAAGAAATCATCACCCTCATATACTGTGGATTTCTTTTTATCGAATATATAATTAATTCTTAGCATACCCAGTATTTTCATTATCACTGCCTTTTGTTTTTGCAATGATTCATAATCTACTGAGATATTTTTTCTATGTCCCTTATAATTAGGCAGTAACTCCATCCTTACTGGGGAATGCCCATTATCAAAGGATATATAAACATCGTCTGGTTCAAACCTTGTAAGATACATGTGTAGCGATTTAAAAAATCCGAATATTGCTCCACTTGGTTTGCCATCTGTAGATTTAAGTTTTTCGAACTTATGAAAAGACTGATGGAGAATATTCTCCCCATCAATCAATAATATTGTTTTCTTACTCATCTTCTTCCTCCTCTTCATCTGAGTCTGCATAATTCTCGTATTCTACTCCATCAACTGGAAAGAGATTAGTTTCTATCTTCTCCAGTTGTTTTTTAGTAGTACCTATTGTATTTACTCCGGCTTTTCGTAAAAGTTTTCTACGAAGTTCATCATCCTCTTCCAAAAGCTTTTGGAATTTCTCTTCCCCTCTTGCAAGTGTTTTACCCTTTAGTTTATACCCACCAGAAGTTTTCTCTATTACGTCTGTATCTACTAATACATCCTCTAAACCATAGCATCTATCAAACCCAACTTCATGGAATTTAGGGTTAAAATATACTGGGCATTTACTGATGGTAGGTCGAGGAGGGGCAACCTTATTTTTAATAAGTCTGATTGTGACAAGCTTACCAGCTTTCCTTTCTTTTCCATTTTGTTTGATTGTAACAGACCTTCCTGAATAGAAAGCAGCTCGGATTGAAGCGTAGAACTTAAGTGCAGCGCCTCCCGTTGTAGTTGTATTATCTTTTCCAAATCCAACATTTAGAGCAGTTCTTAATTGGTTAATATAAATCTGAGATACTCCCAGCTTGTAGAATAGTTCACTTCTGATACGGAAATACTTATAGAGAGCCTTTGCTCTACCTCCCATCTCTGCCTTACCATCAACCATCTTAGCATCAATATTGTCTGTACAATCTGTAGCTGCAATAGAGTCGATTACTAAGAGTATCGGTTCATTATGAGTTAATTGAGAACGTAAATATATTGCTAAGTCTGCTACTACATCTGCAATATACTCGATACGAGTATCATTAACAATAGTTACCTTTGCTGGGTCTACCCCATTAATCTCTGCCCATGAGTTCATCCATGATTGTTCTGCATCTACCCATATTACATGACCTCCCAATTGTTGAGTAGCATAAGCAAAATTATAAGCTACCAGGGATTTACCCGAAGATTCTTCTCCTGCAATTTCTACTGACTTACCATAGGGGATTCCTTTACCGAATAGGTAATTCAAAGCAAAGAAGGTTGATGGTATATATAAATCAGTATCAGTAACTTCTGAAGCTAATTTTATCATACTCCCATATTTCTTTGCCATCTCATTTGCTGTTGGTACTTTTAAACCAACCTTAGATTTCTTTGCCATATTAAACTCCTTTTGATTTTAAAATGTTCACTGCATGATTCAATACATCTTTCTCTTCATCCGTAAACTCCATGAGACTGCCCTTATCGAACACATATTCTACTAGATGATATCCCATGAATGGTACTTCTGATTGGTTACCATTTGGTAATTTTACTCTAGTATACATCCATGAAAATATCATCTCTGCCATAAGAGGATCTACCAATTTTAATACTATAACTGGGTGTTCACAAACCTTATTAAATTGGATTATACCTGCTTCCTTATATATCTGCTTAATCCTTTCCGAAAAAGCTCTTACCTTTGCATAATCAAATTCTGGTCCAATATTATTAATTTTACAAAACTCCCTTATGATCTTTGACTTATCTTCGTCCGATAAGCTTGCCCAATATTCTTTTGATACCATAATGTAATGTCTTTAAACTAAAGAAGGTGATAACAGAACGAATCTAATTACCACCTTCTAATGAAACCATATTTACTAACCCTTAAATGTCCGACTTATATTTTTTCTTCTTTGGTTTTTCATCCATGTAATGGTCCTTGTGAATACCTTTCTTCTTTTTCTTCTTTGGTTTTTCATCCTCGTCATCTTCACCATGGTCTTCATTCAAGTACTTAGCCAGTAACTCTTCCAACTCTTCGTAAGATTTGATTTGAGAACGAACTATACCTTCAAGGTCTACATTACCTTGGTATTTCTTATCCAGCTTAGTTGGTTTACAGGCACGAGCAGAATATGTAGTATCAAGCTTACCAGAACCAGAACGGATAATTTTGATATCATATCCTGTTCTTGGGTCTGTCATATCACCAGCTTCATCCTCATCAAGATATAAGTCGATAATATCTTGGTATACAGAACGAGGTACCAAAACTCCCTTATCCTTACCATCATAATCAAACTTAGTACCTTTCTCATCGGCATATACCGGTCCACCAATAACATATCTTCTCCTTGGTACCAGGTTTTTTGCAAGCTCCTTGTCATCCTCATCTTTGGAATTTTTCAGTTCTTGATACTTTTCCATAAATGGGCAAGGTTCATCGAAAGTAGCAGGAGATATTACTCCACCTAAATTACCTCCCAAATAGAATTGAATAATCTCTATACCCAATTCTTGGTCATCACCTGGAGATTTGATTCTCATTCGAAGTGTACCTTCTTTTGGGAATACCAACCCACTCCCATTTCCCTTAGATTCAAGCTGTTTCTTCCTAGCCATCATCTTTTCTTTAGTAGAAAGCCCCTCAGATGAAACCTTCTTTTTCTTTTTGTCTTTTATCATAATGTTTTAATTTTGATTATTCGGTTCTGAATAAACTATCTCGTTCATACTAAGTACAGTAAGAACGTTTTTCTCAAGCAATTGTTGAAGAGCAGGTGATAATTTGTCTGTTTCAAATTCCAATTCCTTGCCTGCATACAATCCATAGGTAACTACTCTACCTATTTCAACCAACTCTCTATAAGTTTTGTAATCTTCAGTGATTATACCACTCTTTACTACTACTCCTTTACGGGGTATACCCTCTTTTACTTGGCTTGGAATAATAATACCAGACATAGTTGCATTTACTTCCTTTGGGGATAAAATAAGTACTCGGTTTTCTGTTGGACATCCGGGTAATTCTTGATTAAATTTCTCAGCTACAAGAGGTGAGATAAATGACATTGAATAATTCATATTCTAATACTGTTTTTAAAAGTTAGTAATCTATTATAGTTCAATATGTTAACCTTTTCTTAGGTTTGCATTAATAGTTCTTAGGATGTTTTCTCTAGACTCGTAACATCTACAAATTGTTATGAACTTATTTGCTTTCTCTACTGCTTTTAAATACCTTTCATTGATAGAAGAGTATTTCTTGTTAAGGTTTGCCTTATGAGATACATATTCGTTATTCCATCTCTCATTAGCATCTTTATAATATACCCAGGCATTAGAATAAGCTTCATCCTTTTCCCTTGCTAGTAAATCCCTTTCTTTTATATACTTATCTCTTAGAGAACAAAGTACATAGTAACTAGAAGGAGATTCTCGTAGCTGAGAATTAATGATATTCTCATTGATAGATAATTCTTTTTGAATATCTATTTCGAGAACCCTACCTTCAAACTTAACCTTTAGTTTTTTCAGTTCTGTCTTCATAAACTTCTAATAGGTTTTTAAAGTCTTCTTTACTAAATTCACCATTACCTATGGCTTTACTCACTTGAGAAAAAGCCATTTGATAAGCTAATTTCATGCCCGGCAAATTAAGAAGAGATTTATACACACTTAACTTATCTACTAAAGCCATCAACCTTAAGTCGCATAGGTTATCGGTTCCTCCTCTATCTAGTAATGCCAAAAATGCAGCCCAATAAATATGAGTAGCATCTTCATAGGCAAGCTTACCATCGTCATCAGTAGCCATTACCTTAAAAGCCAACCCCTCTAAAGTACTTAAGTTAGTTTGTACTTGAGATAACTGGGTCTTTAATCGGTTGAATAACATTTTCTCTTGTCCACTCAACTTTAAGTTAGCAGCATCTAAATATGCAAATAGGTTTTCGATAGAATAACCTAAACATCCTGCAACCATATAAGTGAGGGCGGTTAATTTACTTGCATTATCAATCTCTTTCTGTGTTGCCATTGTTTCATAAATTTATTTTATTTATGTAGACATAGTATCCTCTCTTTTCGCTTCTGTAGTAGATTTAGCATTGTCTTTATGATGAAGATATCTATTGCAACCTGGGCATTTAACCAATTTACAATCAGCAAAAGTATGTGAATCCACTTCTGAATAATCATATTCAAATTCACAATCACAGTAAGGGCATTTAGCTCGCCATACTGTGGGTCCGTTCAAAATCTTTTTCATATTTCTTAATCTGTTTGTTAAACCTTTCCTTAAATTGTTTGATGTGGATATGCTTATACTTCTTATGCTCTTCCATATACTCCTCTACTGAGAAATCTGGTTGGAGCATTTTATTATAATCATACCCTGGGATAAATGGTAATTCTTCTGCCATTGACCTACCAATAGTAAAGTCCATATCCATATCTACATCATCAACTTGAAATCCGAAATACTTCTTAGTACTTGGATTACGTAGAATATTCCAAATAGTATATACTGTCCAGGTATTTATATCTTTTGGTTTAGAATACATATATACTGCATCATGGACAGTACAAGCTTCTTTCATCATTGGTAATTTACCTTGTCTCATTAACCAATAAACAAGGATAGCTCCAAAGTTAGTCATATTTGCTGCAGCACCTTGACATGGGAAATTAAGTCCTAAACGAATAGCATAAGCAACTTCTTGCTTATCATTTGAATATATTTGTGGGAGTCTTCGTTTAGTACCAAATAACTGGGTATAATACCCATGCTTACGTAAGAATTTCTCTTGCTTCTCTTTAAACTTAAGTATCTTAGGATGTTTCTTAAAGAACTCATCCATTTCCTTACGAGCTTCTTCCTTGGTAACTATAATACCAGCTTTGGGGTCTGATAATTTTACTGCTAGTAAAGCATCCCCAATACCATAGATAAGTCCAAATGCAATTTGTTTAGCTTGCTTTCTCCTTACCTTCCATAGTTTATAATCGGGATGACTTTCGTCTTCATATATTTTACTTGCTTCTTCAATTGGTACTCCATATTTTGCTGCTGCTATACCAAGATGAGGGTCTACTCCCTTAGCAAATGCTTCCAGATAGGTTTCATCACCTGATAAGTGAGCCATCATTCTCAGCTCTGCCTGAGAGTAGTCGAATGCCATATATAAGTAACCAGGAGGAGCAATCAATTGTTTCTTGATATTAGGGTCTACAGATGTCTTAGGTATCTGCTGCATATTTGGGTCTGCAGAACTAAACCGGTTAGAATCAGTACCATGTATATTATACCTACCATGTAATCGAGAATCATCCTGGACTTTTTCCCACCAACCATAAATATAGGTCTTATACATTTTTTCTAACCCTCTCAATTCAAGAAGCTTATCAAGAAATATTGCTTTTGGTGAATCAGGTTTTTTAACCGTTAGCCTTAAATTAGTAAGAGTTTCTTCATCAGTACTTGGCTTACCAGATTCATTATCCTTGATTACATCGAAATTAAACCCATCTTCCGAATACATTAGTTTAGGTAAATCAACTGGACTACCAAGATTAATTGGTCTTATAAGTTCTTGTTCTTTTTTAGTTGTGAATATACCTGCCTTGATATTGGATATTTTCTGTTCCCTTGATACAATCTTGCGATGGTCTTTTGGATCATTATAATCCAACTCCTCAAGTTCAGCTTTAATAGATTCAATGTACTTATCAATCTTTTCTTGATTGTACTTCTTTTCGAACTTCTTTACTTTTGGCAAGTCATATATTGCTTGTCTAGCAGCATCTATTTTTGGTTTATATTCTTCCAAAAGCTTTTTATTGAACTCGGTATCTAGATATAAACCCTCTTTCTCTACTGAAGTTAATACCCGTGAATTACACATGAATAAGTTACGGAATACCGAATACATCTTTAAATCGATTAACTTCTTCTCAAAGAATATCATTAATCGTAACGTAAAGTCAGTATCTTGACAACCGTATTTGCATAATGGGTCTAATTCTTTTTTATCCCAGGGTATCTTATCAAACTTATCTTGCTTTTCATAATCACCATATTCTGGTAGATACCTTCTAACCATATCCTTTAACCCATGAGGTTTTTCCTCATTGAGAACATATTTAGCTAGCATCCCATCTAAACATGTACCTCTATAAAATATGAAGTACTTCTGATTAATCTGGTCATCAAATTTCCAGTTCCATGCAACCTTAGTTATTTCTGAATTTTCGATAACCTCTTCCCCAAATTTCCTTAACATCTTTTTCCAATTCCATCCTGGTGAAGTATAATCTTTTGTTTCAAAATGGTCTAGAGGGATGGAAGCACCAAATCCTGGCATCCAGGATACTGAGAGTATAGTTGGCTTAAAACTTTTGTTGTATATTGGTTCTGCATTTGTTTCGTAGTCACAGCAAGCATAACCAGTAGCTTTACAACAAGCAATAAGTTTTTTAAGCTCTTTCTTGTTTTTTATTATTGTATACCGTGTCTCCATATTTTAAAATAGAAAAAGGGACATACCTACCAGTAGTAGATACATCCCTCATTATTAATACTTCTCTTGTAAATCTTCCAGATTGGATGATAATGCTAACCAATCCTTCTTATAAGCATGAAGAGAATCTAGGGTGTGGTATAAGTAACCTGGTTTAACCCCAACTTCTTTAGCTACATATTCCATAAGTCTCCATGCAAGGTATACATCATTACCAAAGTGAGTAACAAAATCCGAACTTCTTTGGTGATAGCAAATATGTAATACCTTCTCCCCTTTACCGTTCTGACGGATAAGGAAATCGTAATACATAGAACAAGGAATACGTTGTCTACCACCATAGTATAGGGTATCATCATGGTCAAATATTGGTATAATTGCTTTTCTTGTATCTGGGTCTCTCTTTAAAAGACGAACTAAATCTTTTATTAATACTTCACCCATTCTTTCATTATACGTGTAATCGAACATACCAGTATCATCAAGGAATTGTTCCCATAAGTCTTTCCTTAATTTCCAAGCTTCTCCTGGATTGATATCATTGGGGGATATTCTTTCCTCAAACTCGGCATCTGCCCATTCTTTTGAATGAGAGAATACAAATAACCATATTGGGTCTCCAAGTGAAGTTAAGCAATATTGTTGGCAAATGAGTTCTTTAGTTATAAAATCCTCATTACCCTCAATTACTTTATTCTGATAGGTCTTTGGTTTTACAGTTTGACCGTAACTGTTGAGTTCTCTGCCAAGTTCTGACATTAACTCAAAGCTGTTAGAATATATCCTCATTTCTTCTGTTTTAAAAGTTTCTTCTTATATGCTTTACGTTGAGAGTAAGAGATTACATTCTCGGGATATTCTATATCCTCATATTCAAGAAGTAATTCTTTTGCTTTCATTGATTTATATGTTTCCTCATATAAATCTGGTCTGAGTACTTTAAAACTTCTAAAGAATACCTTGAATGAAGAGAAGTCTTTCTCTGTGCCCTTTTGGAATTTCTTCCATATTTCCTTTACCCTTTTATTCCATGAATTTTCTTCTGCACCCTTTAATATCTTCTTCAAAGGTTTATGGGTATGATACATTAGAAGGGTCTCCACATTTCCGTACATTTGAGTCGCAAATAGGTTGATTTGTACTGACTGATCCGGACCATATACGTACTCTGACATTCGTTGAATTAATAGGAAATCGAATATTAACCTCTTGGTAATCTCCGAAGCCCGAACTACCATTGTAATAACTGGGATGTCCTCCCCGAATCGTTTTGAAAAAGTCGCTGCTATTAGACATTGTTTACCATTATCGTGGTGATTATTAAACATGTAAGTTATATTGTAATTCTGATTGTACTTATTTCTCAGTACTCTCAGTTTACTACGCAACAAGTCAAGCTTATTAAAATCTATGTAGTTATTCAATAAGCTAGTCCACTTAGTTTCTTTGTAATTGAAACATCTCCCATAATCAAATTCTGGGTCTACCCATGCCTTACGTATTTTTATAAATACGTTATACACTACTGCTACCCCACTATTAACCATAGCCCCTTTCCCAAATAGGATTGGGTCTAACCTTAAGAATCCCTCATTGAGTTTTTCCCAAGCTTCTTGTGAAGTAGCAAATTCTAACGAATGGAGGGACTCCTCCGTATTGAGTTGAAGTCCCTCTAATCTCTTATTCCATCCTGACACGTTGATACTTATTTATTATTCTACTTATTCTACCTTGACTCTTGAGTCCCACTAACTTAGCTAATTGAATCTGAGAATATTTACCTGTACTATATTTCTCTAATATTAAACTAATTTGTTGTTTAGTGAGGGTAGACTTAAACTGACCTCTATTCCTACCTTCTCTCATCATTTGTTGAGTATTTTCCTTATAAGTACCCCATTTAAGATTCTTATAATGATTATTGTAAATGTTATTATCAAGGTGCATTACAATAGGTAGATTATTTGGATTAGGTATATGAATCATAGCAACTAATCTATTCAACCTAAATTGCTTTCCCTTAGGTAAACTAACATATAAATAACCTCTAGTAGGATTTTTAATATATGATAATTCTTTCCAAGTACCATCTCTTACCCTTTTCCAAACTCTACCTCTTTTAGAAACATAAAAGTTTGGGTAATCTGGTATATTGTCTTTCTTCATATTAGTAATTAGTTTGTTGCCTCCATAAGTTGAGGCGTTGTTTTTTGAAGAATAATCCAAATAAACCTTGAGTAGTGAACCCATTTAATGCTAGGAATCCCATATACAGGTAGAATGATTTTACTAATGACTCCTGAAATTCTATCTCTTTAGTCATTACCGAAGTTTGTTTCCAAGGACGGCATTTAAGGAAATTCCTTGCCTTATTCAGTTCATATATAACTTCCCATAGGTATAACTTCTCGGCTTCATGTGATAAATCACTCATATTATGAAAGCCAGGTGTATATGAAACTAGCTTGTCCCATTCAGGTTGGTCCACATCACCCACATAATCTTCGGGATTTAATATGGGATATTTCTTTATATGGTAATCCGGGTACTTAATTATTAATTCCTTTACTCCGATAGCCATTACCTCAAATAGGTTTTTTGCATTATTGTATGCAAGTATATCCTCAGGTAGTATATTAGAATATATAAGCAAAGTAAAGAAGAATCCTAAAGCATCTGCTTGTTCTTCATTTGCATTTGCTAGGTGATTAAGTACTTCGGTATATTCTTCCTCGGTTAAGCAATCATTATTCCACCCATGTTTTTGATAAATATCTACCACAAAATCTGTAGATTCGAATCCTTCAGTTAATTCCTCGATTACTCTACTGATAAAATCCTTGAGTATTATCTGAGACTTTGGGTTATTGATATCTAATGGGTATACTGGTAACTTCTCTATTTCCTTATACCCGTTAAATTGTTCTAGCCCCAACTCATACATGCTGGATAAAATATCTGAATCGGATAATTGAGGTACTGGTTCTTTTATGTTACGTATATCCATAATTACTTATTTTGAGATGAACCAAAACCATTAGTACCTCTATCGCCCCATATCTGAGATTCTGTATAAAACTCCTCTTTTTGAATTTCCTCTGGTTCAGTAATAAAAATAGGTACATGTATAAACTGTACCAGCTTCTTACCCGCTTCGATAACTTGTACTTCTTGAGAAGTGTTATATACTCCTATATGTATCTCACCAACATAAGGAGAATCTACTATCTCGGCAGTAAAAATCAAACCTTGCTTAGTAGCTATACCAGATTTATTGGCTACCATTAACATTGATGCAGGTGGTTCAAGTAATCCCTTGATACCAGATGGGATAAGTATACGATGTCCAGATTTTAAATAAAACTTATCTATAGACTCTCTCATACCTCTCTCAAAAGAAAGTTTAAAATCGCACCCTTTATCATAGATGTTTTTATTATTAATATCATCAACTGTTAAATCCGTGGGTACATAAAAATCTAACCCAGCATCGTTTGGGTTTGCTCTGTTGGGAGATACTACCTCCCTTACTTTGATAAATCTGAATCTGTTCATAATATATTACATTCTTTTAAAAGTTGTCCAAAGGT